GTCGATCTACATGCGGTACGACTGGATAGTTTTCCACAATCCCAGCGCCGGCCACGAAGTTATCCACAGAAAGGGGACCCTCGTGTTGTGCTGGGAGGTCCCAAACGCACCAATGGCGTTCGGTGGTGTGTCGCGGGTTCCGGTACTGCCCCGGTCTCTCCTACCTCGGTCGCTGACCTCGGTCGGTGTCCTGAGTTGCTAGACGACCCCGCGCGAGGGACTTTTGCACCCTCACCCGCCGTCTGTCAAGCCCTGTTGCAAACTCAGACGTAGTCTTGTACCCTCCAACTCTGGTGGGAGAGGTGGTGGTCAGTGGGTTCCGCTAGCGGGAACCGGCGCGTTGTGCCCTCCGCGCGAGTAGGGGGTGCGCCCCACCACATACAAGGGGCCTGGCATGCGTGTCACGGTCATTTGTGAGGGCTGCGGGTTCCACAACCGCCTGGAGCGACAGCTCCGGGCCGGCGAGACCGCTTTCCTCATCTGCCACAACTGCGAGGCCCCGTTGGGTGCGCGCTGGAGTAAGGGCGATGCGCCTACCAAAGCCGTGCCTCGACTGCGGCCAGCCGACTGACGGCGGCTCACGCTGCCGGCTTCACGCCAACCAATACAGCTCCCGTGCCTATGACGGTAGCTGGCGCCAACTGAGCAAGCAGAAGCGAGCTGCGGTGGGGTGCTGCCAGTGTCTCGGATGCACACTGCATCGGGGGTTCTGCGGGAGCGTCGAGCGGCTGTCCCTCGACCATTCCGTGCCTGTTGCGCTTGGCGGGAGCGCCCGCCACGGGACGGTGGTTCTGTGTCAGCGCTGCAACTCGGCCAAGCGCGATCGGATCTAGGGGAGAGCGGTCCAATGAAGTTGCCCGAGGGGCTGGAGTTCCTGCCCCAGGATGACCCGTCTGAGCACGGGTTGCTCGTCAAGGTGGTCGAGGTGACGCCCGACGCCGCCAAGCGGTGGCTCGCGTTCAACCACAAGCACCGCGACATCAAGGACAAGCGTGTCAAAGAATACGCGAAGACCATGAAGGGTGGTAACTGGATCGTCAACGGCAAGACCATCGTCTTTGACGTCGAGGGAAAGCTCGTTGGTGGCCAGCACCGCCTGTCGGCCTGCGTGAAGTCCAAGACGTCGTTCTGGGGTCTCCTCGTGTGCGGGGTGGACCCTGGTGCAGTCGAGAAGGAAGTGCCGGGCGACGACGACGTGGCCGAGGCTGTCTGAACCAGAAGGGGAGAAACCATGGCATCCACGATTCCCAAGCGCACCGAGGAGCGGCGTCGCCGCAACAAGCCGACGATCCCTGTGACCAAGGCGCCCTCGCCGCGCGAGCCGGTGTGGCCGGCGCCCGGAGATCACTGGCACGAGATCGCCAGAGACCTGTACCTCTCGCTGAGAGAGTCGGGCCAGGCCCGCTTCTACGAGCAGTCAGACGTCCAGTTTGCCTTCTTCGCGGGCGAGATGACCAACCGCTGCCTAGGTGGCCAGGGTACCGTGAACGGCCGCCTCAACGGCCAGGTGCTCGCCACGGTCATCGACATGTGGGGCAACCTCATGACGACTGAGGCGGATCGGCGCCGGCTGCGTGTGGAGCTGGAGCGCGAGGCGTCCCCCGTGCCGGCCTCGGTGGTCATCCTCGACAAGTACCGCAAGGCGGTTGCCGGTAAGTGAGGGCGTGTCCCGTGTGCGGAGCCTCCCTGGTTGGGAAGCGACCGCATGCCACGTTCTGCTCTCGCCGCTGCAAGACGCGTGCCTCGGATCAGAGGCGCAAGGAGGATGGTCGAGCCAAGGAGCGAGACCGTCGTCGGTACCGCACCTCCGAAGGCGACCACCGTCGCGAGTACGCCCAAGCCTATTACGAGGGTCATCGCGAGCGCCAATTGGCTGTGCGCAAGGCATGGCGTGCCAGCCATCCGGCGCAGCGTCGCTCTTACGCCTACCACCGCGCCGCTCGCATGGCCGCGAACGGCCGATTCCTCATTTTGCCCAAGGACTGGCGCCGGACGGTGGCCAGGTTCAACGGTAGGTGTGCTTACTGCGCCGTGCAGGCACCCCTCCTAGTGGAGCACGTCATCCCCATCGCCAGGGGTGGCCGCCATTCGATTGGCAACCTGCTCCCAGCGTGCCGGCCATGTAACACATCTAAGGGGCAGTCCCTTGTGGTGGAGTGGCGAGCACGACTCCTCAAGAGAGGAGGTGACAGAAATATCCACCCCTTACACGCCTCAACCCGCACTTAGGTCGCTGCCTGACGTCCTCCCACCTGACAACCGCACCCTCGGCTGGAAGGTACTGGAGTGGACTGCCGACTACCTGATCCAGCCCGACGGTCCGTACGCCGGCCAGCCATGGGAGTTCACTCGCGAGCAGGCCAAGATCGTCCTGCGCTGGTACGCCATCGACGAACATGGCCGGTTCACCCATCGACGCGGTGTCATTAGGCGCATGAAGGGGTGGGGTTAGGTAAGACCCCCTTCCTGGCTGCGTTGTCGGCCGTGGAGTTGTGTGGTCCCTGTCGTTTCGCGGGGTGGGACGGTGACGGAAACCCCATCACCAAGCAGCACAAAGCCCCCTGGATTCAGATTGCCGGAGTCAATCAGGACCAGTCACGCAACTCGATGACGGTGTTCCCTGGCCTCTTCTCCAAGAAGGCTGTCGAGGAATACCATGTCGACCTCGGCAAGCTCATCATCTACGCACACCGGGGCGCCGGGCGCATTGAGGCGGTGACAAGTTCACCCCGCGCCCTTGAAGGTGGCCGCCCGTCTTGGGTGGTGCTAGACGAGACTCAGCACTGGATACCCAGCGGTGAAGGCCCCAACATGATGGCGGCCATCCAGCGCAACCTGGCCAAGAGTCGTGACGGCTCGGCGCGTCTTATGGAGATCACCAACGCCCATCTCGTCGGTGAGATGTCGGTCGCCGAGACGACCTATGAGGCGTGGCGCCAGAGTGACGGACAGCACACAGACATCTACTACGACTCGACCGAGGCGCCCCTGCGTCGCGACCCCGAGGGAGCGATCATCCCGGTCCAGGAGTGGACCGACTCCCAGATCCGGGACGCCCTGTTCGCGGCGCGCGGAGACTCGATCTGGCTCGACGTCGACCGCCTCCTCGCGGAGATCCGCGACCCCGCCACCTCTGAATCCCTCACCCGACGGTTCTACTTCAATCAGGTCTGGGAAGGCGTCAACGAGGAGTGGCTGCCTGTTGGTGCATGGGCAGCGCGCGCCACGGGCGATCGTATTCCGCCCGGGTCCGAGGTGATCCTGGCGGTCGATGGGTCCTACAACGACGACAGCACCGGCATCGTGGCGGCAACGTGCAGCTCACAGCCCCACCTCGATGTCATCGGGTGCTGGGAGCCAGACCCCACGAGCGACGAGACGCGCACTGTCCCCATCGAGGAGGTGGAGGACACCATCCGGCAGGCATGTCGGAAGTGGCGTGTGCGCGAGATCAACTTCGACCCCTACCGCTGGGCGCGCACCATGCAAGCCCTGGCGAAGGAGGGGTTGCGGATTGTTGAGTTCCCGAACAGCCCGGAAAGAATGATTACCGCATCCCAGCGGTTCCAGACCGCTGTGGTGAACGGAACTCTCACCCACTCCGCCGACACTCGCCTTGCTCGTCACGTCGGCAACTGTGTCGTCCGGGAGAACTCACGCGGCAAGCGCATCGTCAAGGAGACGAAGTGGTCCCCGCGCAAGATCGACCTGGCGGTCGCGGCGGTCATGGCTCACGACCGGGCGGCGAGCCGGCCTGGGATCGGCGCGGGCTGGATCAGCTACTTCGCCAACGATCTTGAGCGCCAGGGTGGGGGGAAGGAAGGACGAGCTGAGGACGCAGTGGCATCCCCTCCTGCGGCCACGCCGGCCACTCCTACCCCCTCCCTGACTCTCGCCCGAATGGATGGTTCGGTCGCACCAGAGGCGCGCCCATCCATCTCCTGCAAGCACCGCTGGTGGGCTGACGGCCTCTGTGTCTATTGCGGATCTGCGAGGGAGGGTTAGCGTGGCGGACTATCCCCTCCTGCGGCGTCTTCGCCCACAGGATGCCCGGGTGGCGGCAGCGCGCGCCCAGGAGGGCGCCATCAAGGCCGCTGAGGACAAGGCCATCAGCGCGACTCTCGAAGCGCTCAAGGGCAGCCTCTACGCCGAGAAGGCCATGCTGCCAGCGAACAGCGCGCAGTTCATGCAGGGCGCCCAGTCGCGCCAGCCGGGCACGTCGTGGTCCAACCAGGGTGGCACCACCAACAAGCTCATCGCGCGCGTGGCGGAGAACCTGGCCGCCAACTTCAACCGTGCGCCGGCCGAGCTGGAGCAGGCCCTCACGCAACAGGGCCTCACCTGGGGTCCGCCCTTCCCGCCTGGTCGCCCTCTTGATCCGTTCTGGGGATACCGCCGGCCACCCAAGACCTGGGACTACACCGTCGGCATCAACACCCAGGTCACCCCTCGGTGGGGTCGGATCAGCTTCAACACGATCAAGGCCCTCTGGGAAAACTACGACATCGCCCAGATAGCGACCATGCACCTCATCAACGACGTGCGGTCGCTGGACTACCACTACGAGGCCGCCCTGGGTATCCGCGACGACGTCAGTGACGACGTCCGCAAGGCGCGCGAGTTCATGGACTTCCCGGACAAGCGCCAGCCCTTTCGGGCGTGGCTCGCCGAGTACATGCTCGATGTGATCCGCTATGACGCGGGTGCTCTCTACATTCGGCGCAACAACGCCAACGAGCCCTACGCGCTGGAGGTTGTCAGCGGTCCAACCATCATCCCGAACATCGACTACTTCGGTCGAGTGGCGACGGATGAGGACCCGAACAGCCCGCACCTCAGCCCCGAGGGCTTGGAGCTGGGTGAGGTGGTGCCTGCGTACACCCAGATCATCGAAGGTATGCCCTGGGACTGGCTGGCGCAGACAGACCTCATCTACCAGTGCTGGAACCCCCAGCCTGACAGCCAGTACGGGCGCGCCCCGTTGGAGTCGGTGCTCCTCACCGCCAACACCGATGTGCGGTTCCAGTGGCACTTCCTCAACTACTTCACCCAGGGCAACATCCCGCAGGGCTTCATGGAGGCCCCGCCCGACCTCAGCGACCCCGTCCAGATCGCTGAGTGGCAGAACAAGTGGGACGCCTGGATGGCGGGCGACCAGGAGATGCTGCGGCGCATCCGGTTCATCCCGGCCGGCGCCAAGTACACCCCGGTCGGACCGGCCAGCGAGAAGTTCGACCCGGAGTTCCCTCTGTACCTGATGCGGCGCGTCTGCGCGGCCCACGGGGTGACACCCAACGATCTGGGCTTCACGGACACGGTGAACAAGGCCACATCAGAGACCCAGGTGGATGTGCAGTTCCGTGTCGGCACACTGCCTCTGGTGCGCCACGTCGAGGACGTGGTCAACATGTTCCTCCAGCAGCACCTCAAGCTGCGTGTGCGCCTGCGGTTCGATACGGGTCGCGAGATCGAGGACCGCCTGGCCACCGCCCAGGCTGAAAAGCTCTACATTGATGCCGGTGTGCTCAGTGCCGACGAACCCCGCGCTCGTCTCGGCTACCCGGTGAGCCTGCGCCGGCCCACGCCGCGGTTCGTGAACAACACTCGCAGCGGCCCCATCCCGTTGATCGCCCTGGAGTCCCTGTCCGGCAAGATCGACGTGGAGACCTTCGCGCCCACCAAGGACGCGCCCCTCATCGACCATCCCTTCGTTCCGGTGCCCGGCGTCATTCCGCCCATCGGTTCGCAGGCGGACCAGGACGCCAACAACACCTCCGCCGCCATCCAGGCCAACCTTGTGGCCCGCGGCGCCGGCAAGAGCGTCCCCCACCCAGATAACCACACCTCATCGCCCCCGCCACACAAGCCGGCGGTCGTGAAGGCGTCGCGCCCGAAGGCGGCGGGGATCGCTGTTGTGGCCAAGGACACGGGTCGGGTGCTCATGATCCAGCGCAGCAACGCGGACCCCACCAAGAAGGCGGCCGGCCGCTTTGAGTTCCCGGGTGGCATCCTGGAGACGTCTGAGTCCGCGTGGGATGCAGCCCAGCGCGAATGGGAGGAGGAGACGGGCAACCGCCTCCCCAAGGGCGAGGAGTGCGGTACCTGGGAGAACCCCAAGGGTCCCTACTGTCTCTTCATCTACTGCATCCGCGCCGAGGAAGACGTCAACCTCAACCCTGACCGTGACGCCATGGAGGTGGTCAACCCAGACCACCCCAACGCTCGCCAGACCGAGGTGATGGCCTGGTGGGATGTCGATGCAGCCAAGCACGCCGGCAAGGCGATGCGCAAGGAACTGCGCGACTTCGACTGGGACCTCGTCGAGAAGGCCGTGGAGGACGTCCGTAAGGACGCGGCACCCATGGGCAACACAGGAGGCCCTGGCGTCACTGGGGCCACTGGCATGCAGGGTGTCGATCTCCGCGATGATGACGAGGATGATGTGGAGGCGGCCAAGGCCACCTTGGACATCACCCTGCGTCGCTGGCGCGAGAACGCTCGCAACCGGCTCCGCAAGGGCTTGGCACCACGTCGCTTCGTCGACCCCGAAATCCCACCCGATCTGTCCGACGCCATCTGGGCCGACCTCGGCCGAGCCACCACGAGAGATCAGGTGGACAGGGCCTTCTTGGGAAAAGCTGAGGCCCGGACGGACGAGCCGGGCGAGTACGAACAAGTGGTGAGGGATGCCCTCGCCGCCATCGTGTCAGCAGACACCCAACGACACGCCATGCGCGCGGCGTTCACCGCTGTGCGCGAGACCGCCCAGAAGGCAACGCTTACCCAGCGTCGTCGGCGCAAGGTGGCGCGCAACGCCGCACTCAGCGTCCTGCTCAACAGTTCGCCGTCGGTCGCAGCGCTCAAGCAGGCCCTCTACCAGTGGTGGCTCTGGGCTGCCCAGCAAGCGGCCACCGAGGCCGCCACCCAGGTCACCCTGAAGGGGCCGGTGGCCCACCACCATCTCGACAAGCTGCTCGCCGCCAGCGACCCCATCGCTGAGGGTCTGGCCTGGGGGCTGTGGTTCGAGCTGGCCGACCTGGCCGCCACGTCGGCGGTGGGGGACCTGGAAGAGGCTGAGGCGGCCGAGGAGGTCGCCACCTCGCTGGGAACCCGGGCCAGCTCCATTGCCAGCTTCCAGGGCCGCAAGGCGGCCTATGCAGCCTCAATGGACGTGTACCACTCGGCGGGGGTCAAGCGTCTGAACTGGGTGGGTGGTACCTGCCGGCGCTGCCAGGCAAACGCGGCGGCGAGTCCCATCGACATCCACGGGTCCTGGCCCTACGGCCCGCCACCGACTCACGGCAGTTGTCACTGCTCCGTGGTCCCTGCGTAGGAGCGCCCCGTGATCGCAGTCTTCGACGTCGATGGAACCTTGGACGCGTGTCCTCGCGAGTTCCAGTCGATGATGTCGGCACTCAAGGCGGCTGCACATCAGGTCCACATTCTCACCGGGGTGGACAACGATCCACCTACGCAACAGGACTGGGACGAGAAGTGCGCCTACCTGGCTGCAATGGGCATGGCTGAGTGCTGGGACAAGCTCATCCTGGTGCCGCGCGATCGCCTGATAGCGCAGCGCAAGGCAGCCTACCTGGCCTCGGTCCGCGCCGATGTGTTTGTGGATAACTCCGAGGAGAACGTCGCGGCTGCCGCCCAGGCGGGCGTGCCGCTCTGTCTGCTGCCGTGGCAAACGAGGATCTAGTGGGCGGATATTCCTGCGCGCGATGCCGCCGGCCAGCCAGCGAAGGATTCCATCCGAACTCGGTGTGGACGCCCTTCTTGCATCCCGTTGTGGACGAAGACGGGACCATGTGGACCCACTGGACTACATGTCCCGACACAGGCGACCCCGTCCTCAGTCACGTTAGCTTCAGCGACACGCAGTCGCGCACCACTTCATGACACCACCAGGAGAAGTTTCGATGCCCAAAGACCGTGGGGTACTCCATACCCTGGCACGGCTCGGTGACGTGCGCTTGATGTGGGCGCGAGACCGTGGTGATGCCTACACGCCGGCTCACATGGTGTTCCAGTCCAACCTGGACGCTGAGGTGCGGCGCAACGGCAAGCTGATCGAGAAGGCAAACCTGGGCTCCGGCCTGGTCACCAACATCGGCGTCAACCTCATGGCCAACGACTTCTCGTGGGCGGCCGGCGCGACGCTCAAGCAGATGAACTACCACGCCATCGGCACGGGCACCACCGCCGCCGCGGCAGCGGACTTCTTCCTTCAGACAGCCATCACCTCTGGCTCTCTGACGGGCTCAACCAACGGCTACATGACGGGCACCCAGTCCATCGGTGGCAACGCATCGCCCAACGTCTACAAGACGGTGGCGACCTTCACGGCAGCCGGCTCCCTGGCTGTGACCGAGTGGGTCTTGGCGATGTCCAACGCCGCCGCCTTCACGGGTCGCACCTCGACGGCGACGTCGTCCTCGACGCTCACCGACTCTGGTGCCACGTTCACCACGTCAGGCAACGGACTGGCGGCCTGGACGACCGAGATCGCCACCTCGGCCATCAACACCCCCACCAGCACGGTGATGGGCCAGGTGGCCTCCAACACGGCCACGGCGCTCACCCTCGTCGAGGGTTGGCTGACGCTGGCCAACGCAGCGGCCTCCACCCCCAGCGCCACCAGCAACTACGTCGTCTACCCGTCGATCTGGGACCACAAGGTCTTCTCGGCGGTCAACCTCTCGACGAGCGACACCCTCCAGCTCACGTACTCCCTGACGGTCACGTCGGGCGGCTGATAGCCCATGGCCATCAGTAGGGTGGGATCGGCTCCCACGGTAGCGCGTGCTGCCGCGGCGTCCGTGACCCCCACCTGGGCGGCGAGCCAGAACAGGACAGCCAACAACCTACTGGTCTGTTGGGCCTACGCCACAGGCAGCGGCAGCAACACGCTGACCAACTCCGACAACACTTGGACGGCGGTCGGAGCCGACGTGGTCACGCAGACCACGCGTCGCGTGAACATGTGGTACAAGTACGCGGCCGGTACGGATGCCGCCCCGACGATCTCGTGCACGTCAGGCAGCAAGACGATCGCCTTCCTGGACGAATTCACCGGGAACGACACAACAGGCCCCTTCTTTCGCGGCACCAACACGGCTGCGAGCGGGTCAACGCTGACCTTCACGCTCTCGCAGGCTCCTGGCGTCGATGGCATGGCCCTGACGTGCTACGGCGTCCACTGCACCAGCTCTGCTGCTACCGAGACAGCCGACACCAACTGGACCCAGGACGCCTTCGGCCTCACCAGCTCCGACAACGCCCACCTTGGCGGCGACTACTACATCTCACCGCCAACAGGTACAGCCACCGCCGAGCTGGTGACCATCAACACAGCCACGCCAGATGCCTGGGTGGGGCTCATCGTCTTTTTCAAGACGGCCAGCAGTGCCCACACGCAGTCGGTCTCGGGGTCCCTCACCTTCACGGGTGCGCAGGTGCGCGCCACGGCCACAGGCAAGACCGGCGCTCTGACCTTCACGGGCTCGGCCCTCCGGGCTACGGGCGCCATCAAGACGGCCGCCCTGACCTTCGCTGGGTCCGCCGGCAGAGCTGTGGCCGCTACTAAAACGGCCGCCACCACCTTTGTTGGATCAGCCATCAGGGCCACCGCCGCAACCAAGGCGGCAGCCCTGTCCTTCGTGAGCGCCAGGGCGGCGGCAACCGGCCATGCTCTCGCGGCCACCTGGACGGCAACGGGCTCGCTGGCTGGGGCTGTAGCTAAGGCGATGACCGGGGCGCTGAGCTTCACTGGCCTGGCTTCGACTGGCAATATCTTCTCTCGCGCTCTGTCGGCCTCTGTGTCGTTCGCGGGTAGCTCTCGGCGCGCGGTGGGCAAGGGGCTGGCGGCAGCCACAACGCCTACATCTGCCGTGCACCTGGCCGTCGGTAAGTTTGTAGGTGCGACCCAGGGGTTCTCGGGAGCCGTTGGTCGTGCCTTCCGCATTGCCCTCAGTGGCGCACTGGCATTCATTGGCCGGGTGCGCAATGGGACCGTAAATGCGCCTGTGTTCCGGGTCACCGCTCGGGCTGTTCCGTGGCTGTCGGTTGGATCTACAACATCGTGGACGGCGACGTCTCTGTCGAACACCTGGGATGCGAGGGAGGCGTAGATGCCGAGCCAGTTTGTGGGGTCGCTTCAGTACATCCGGTACTGGGTCCAGGCAGTTGTCAATGGCAACGCGACCTACAACCCCACATCGGACGTGGTGGAGTTCGGGTTCACTACATCCGCCACAGTGGAGCCATCGGTGTGGTACACGGGCCTCTGGGAGACGGACACCATCGCCAACCAGCCAGCGTATATCGCCAAGATCCTGGTTGGCCCCGCCGGAACCTTCGTCCCCGCCAGCCAGACCACCTACTACGTCTGGATACGGGTGACCGACAACCCCGAGGTGCCGGTGATGCAACCAGGCACCCTGGTGGTTCAGTGAGGAGGCCGTCATGACCGCCAAGATCCTTCTGCGCGTCGTTGCGCTCGTGTGTTTCCTGCTCGCAGCGCTCCAGGGCATCGGGATGCTCTCGTTCACAGATGCACCCGCAGCGGTGCCGCTGGGCCTCGCCCTCTGGGTTGGGAGTGAGTTCTAGCCATGTGTCTCAGTTGTGGGTGCTTCGAGCCCGCCAACGACCATCAAGACAGCCGCAATATCACGCTGCTCGATCTGAGATGTGCGGCCGAAGCCGTGGGGATCTCCGTCACCGAGGCCGCTGCCAACCTGGGACAGACGCTTGCTCTGTGCGTGGCCACCAAGCGCTCCGCGACACCACCCTCCGACACGGCGATGTGCGTGGTGAAGGCCACCGCTGAGAAGCGCTACACCCTCGGTCTTGCCTACCCGGCGATGCGACCCGATGTTAATCGGGCCGCCGACGGTTATATCGACTTCGCCTCCCACGAGGTGCTGGAACAGACGGCCTGGAACTACATGGCCAAGCACCGCGACATCAACCTCTTCCACAAGGGCGGAACAAGTGGTCATGCCACAGTGGTGGAGAGCTACCTGTACCGCGGACCAGACTGGCACCAGACCTCACCCGTTGATGGCAAGGAGTACGTCATCAAGGCCGGTGACTGGATGCTCGGTACCGTCTGGGACGACCACGGATGGCAACTCGTGAAGGCTGGCCTGGTCAACGGCTGGTCACCGGAAGGCGGCGCGGCACGCGCTGTGCCCACACCTGATCGCATAGCGCAACTGCGTAGGAGCTGAAATGCCCGATAGCGACATCACGGAACTCACCGCACTGGACGCCAAGAAGGTGTCTGGCGTGACCTCGATGGCCAATGGCACGCCCTTCCTCCTCCTCAAGAGTGGCGAGGGTGACCTTGATGGCGACGAGCCCGAGGCCATGGAAGAGGAGATGACCAAGCAGTGCTTCGACGACGAGTGCGGCGTCTGCCCGTCGGTGTCGAAGCGCACCCTCACCGCGGCTGATCGCAAGAAGATCCCCAAGGGAGACTTCGCCATTCCCAGCAAGGCGCCAGGCTCGGGGTCGTATCCCATTCACGATCGATCCCATGCTGAGAACGCGCTCGCTCGCGCATCGGGCAAGCCCGTGGAAGCCCAGGTGCGCGCGGCGGTGCATCGCAGGTTCCCCGACCTGGGCGGTGCCGAGAAGTCCCCGGGCGTGCCCGAGGGGTCTACGCGCGTGGAGCAGAGCATGGAGGGTGGCCGCGTTCGCGACACCGGCCTCTCGGGCAAGCGCGTCAAGCCGATGACGTCGGGCACGCGCCCCCCGCACGCACCGAAGGCGGGTGACGCGGAGCCGGTGAATGCCGGCGCTGGCGAGACCACAGCCGTCATCCCCGACGAAGCCAAGCTCTCCCATGTGCCGCCGGCACACCTGACCGCCAAGGCGCTGGCCTTCGCTGGTCTCGCTGAGTTCATGGATCGCCTGGAGCGCCAGCGTGAGACCGCCGTCAAGGCGGACTTCTCGTTCCTGGCCATGGGCAACCCCTCCGCCATCGAGGAAGTGGGATCTCCTGAGTGGGAGGCCCGGGACGCGTCCTCACTCAAGAGCGTCGCGGAGAACCTGGCCCAGTGTGCCAAGGCCATCGACGCCATCGCCGCCCGCGAGATGCAGGAGGCGCTGACCGTCGACCCGAGTGACGCCAACGACTACTGGGATCTGAGCAACGCCGCCAAGTGCCTCGATATCGCACTGGCCGTGGTGGCACGTCTCAGTTTCCTGGAGGGTGCCGAGGCAGCAGCCAAGGCATCGTCCATGGTGCAACTTTCACCGCAGACCATCGCCGCCATGCGCGCGGCACAAAACCATCTCGCAGGGCTGCTCTCGCAGTCCACGCAGGAGGAGGATGTCCTTATGACCACGGTGACCAAGGCAGAAATGTCTGACGCCATCGCTCAGTCCGCGGTCGCCGCAGTCAAGGAGGCGATGGGGACCGAGCGCAAGACCGCCGAGAAGGCGGAGGCCAAGAAGGCCAAGAAGGCCAAGAAGGCCGAGGCCCTGAAGAACGCCAACAACGGCGGTGACATCACCGCAGGCGAGATGGAGGGTCAGGTCAACGGGCACCACGAGTCCAACGATGTTGAGGCTGTTGGTGGTCCCGTCTCGGGCAAGTACAAGAACGCCAAGAAGGGCAAGGGCAAGGGGAAGAAGGCGCTCAAGAAGCAGCTTGCCGTTGTCCTCAAGTCTCAGGCAGAGATGACGGAAACGCTCCAGAAGTTTGCGGCTCAGCCGCGTCGCGGTGGACCCGTCTTGGACGGCGTGCCTCGTGGGGCCTTCGCGGCCAACGAGGGACGTCAGAGCGAGCCGGTGGCCAAGAGCGAGGCGCAGGCAAAGATCGAGACGCTGGAGAAGAGTCTGGCTGAGGAGCTGGCGAAGTCTGATGCCGGCGCCGCAGATCGGGCGTCCGCCATCTCGTGGCAGCTCACCCGCATGAAGCTGCGTGAGGGCCACCTGGCCGGCGAGGTCTGAGCCTCGCGCCCATAGCGAACGGGCTCTAGTTCGCCAGAGACGAACCCCGGATGCAGTGCATTGCGGGGTTTTTTCATACCCAGGAGACTTCCATGCCGACGAACCCGGCTGAGGAGGTGACCCAGGAGACGCTGTCTCAGTACAGCAAGTCGACCGCGGGCATCTTCGCTTCGACGGGCCTCCAGGGTGTTGACCTCAGTGGGCGCGTTTCGCTCATCCCGGCCAACGTCCCGGCCCGCAACAACACCTCTGCCTTCCCGCGCGTGATCGCTGGTGAAGGCGCCCAGGTGGCGCAGTGGCGCGCCTGGCTCAACCTCAACAGCTCGCAGACCGACGCGGCTGTTGGTACCGACTACGCCGGTTCGATGACCCTGTTCCAGGAGCAGGATGTCTTCGCGGCGTTCAAGCCGCTCGCAAAGGCTGGTCGCGTCACTCTCGACGCCGTTGCCTTCGCGCGCAACTACGCCGATGCCCTCGCCGACGCCGAGCTGCTGACCCTGGTCCAGCTTTTCATCGCGCAGGACACCCACATCATCAACGGCCAGGCATGGGCTCTCGGCACGCCGCCGACCCCCACGCTCTCCTCGGCCGCGACGGGTGGGTCGATCGCATCGGGCACGGCGGTGTACGTCAAGGTCGCACCGCGCTCCGGCGCCAACTACTTCCTTGGCGGCAACGGCGTTGCGTCCGCGGCAGCCAACGTCACGGTTGGCACCACGGGCAACACCAACACCGTCTCGGCGTCGCTGGCGGCTATGAAGGGTGCGGTGGCCTACGACTGGTATGTGGGGACGAGTGGTACGCAGTACTACTACACCACCACGTCCGTCGCCAAGGTCACCATCACCTCGGTGCCGACGGCTGCTCAAGCCCTGCCGACCAACCTGGCCCTGCTCTCGACGACCGCGCCCTCGGCAACCGCGCCGACCGCCGACGGGTCGAACAGCGCCAACTGGTACAACGGCCTCATCGCGTCCACGCTGGGTGACTATGGGACCGCTGGCCCTGTGGTTCCGGGTAGTGGCACGGCCACCGGCTCGACCTTCGTCGACTTCGCCGGCAACGCGCCCGCTCTCTCGGGTGGTGGTGTTGATGTCCTCGACCAGATCAACGATTCGGTCTGGGCGAGCATGCAGCTCTCCCCCACGGCGTACATGATGAACAGCGCGCAGGGCGACGAGATCAGCAAGCTGATCCTCGGCTCCAGCTCGGCGACGACGTTCCTCCCGCCGACGGATGCGGACGCTCGCACCAACCTCGCTGGTGGTGGCTTCGTCGGACGGTACGTGAACCGCGCGGCCGGTGGTGTTCCGGTGTCGATCGAGATTCATCCTCGCGTCGCGCCCGGCACCATCATCGCTCGTTGCGATCGCGTGCCCTTCCCGGCGAGCAACATCGGTTCGGCGTTCGAGGTGCGGTGCCAATATGATACAATGAGATTCGACTATGCGGCTGCATACGCCGCATCGACTCTCGGCGGCGGCCCGCGCTACGACTTCGAGATCCGGTCGATGGAAACCCTGGTCAACTACGCGCCCAGCGCGCAGGCGATCGCGACCAACATCGGGTAAGCCGGCCCACGTACTAGCTAACACTGGCGCGGTATGGTTCTGGGCATGAAGACATGTACTTCGTGCCAGGAGACCAAGCCGCTGGAGGCGTTCAAGCGCCACCCCAACACCCCGGACGGCCGCACGTACGTCTGTAAGGACTGCCTGCGGTCCCGTCCGGTGGTGGCGGCCCAAACGCCAGAGGAACGTCGCGAGCGGCAGCTCGCCGTCATCAGGGAGCGTCACGCCGTCGATCCGGCTTTTCGGCAACGGTTGGCCGACAGCCGACGGAAGTCGCTCTACGGACTCACCGGCGAGCAATACACGGCGCTTCTGGAGGCGCAAGGGGGTGTCTGTGCCATTTGCAAAACCCCGCCGGCCGACGCCGATCGCGGCGTCCTGCACGTTGACCACGACCACGCAACTGGCAGGGTTCGCGGGCTGTGCTGCCGCCCATGCAACAACGGGTTAGGCCACTTCAAGGACGACCCGAACCTCACTGCGGCGGCCACGGCCTACCTACGGCTGCCGCCCACCCTCTTTGCCCGCGAGGTAACCCTTCGTCGAGCTGCCCGATGTGGAACAACGAGCGGGTACATTCGGCACAACCGTCGTGGCGAACAGGCTTGCGCCCCCTGCCTTGTCGCGTGGCGCGAGTACAGCGCCTGGAGCAAGGCCGAGCGCAACGCCGGGAGGCAACTCAAGCGCAAGAAGGTGGCCGAGTGCGGCACCTACAGTGGGTACGCTCGCCACATCAAGCGCAGGGAGACGCCCTGCACACCCTGTCGCAACGCAGCCCGTGACTACTCGGTATCGCGTAGGACCAAGTCAATCCAACCCACAGAAATGGGGTAGCCAGGAGCGCCCGCGCTCCAGGCGCAAACTTACTCGTCACCTTGTCGTCGGCTCCGTTCCTTGCTCCCCTGGGGCGGGGCCGTCTACAGGCGTGACGAGGAAACCTTCAAAAGGGAGCAACCACAATGGCAAAGATCCACCACGCCATCACTGGCACCACCGAGCGCTGGGTGTTCGATGCGGAGCGCGGCCCGGTCCTGCGGTCCGAGATGGTCAAGCAGGACGCCGGCACCGACCGCATCGTCCACGAGGGCCGTACCTATGAGCGCGGCCCCGACGGAGCCTTCAATGTGCCTGAGGACGTGGCGCAGTTCTTCCTTCGCCAGCCGGACTGGCACCCTGGACCCAGTCCTTTCGTGAACTCCGACGAGGTGGACCCTGTGGGTCCGCGTGTTCGCCGTCGTCAGTGAGGGTCGCCTGCGCGTACGTTCCCGGGATGCTCCACGCGCGCACCAGGGTAGCCCTTGAGGCGTACGCACCCGGCTACGAGCTATACGAGCTGGGGCTGCACTTCGACGCCTACTACACCCTCCTATCGACCCTGTGGGAGGAGGGTGAGGCGTGGCTGAACGTCGAGCAGGACATCGAGATCCATCCCACCGTTGTGGCCGAGGCCGCGTCCTGTCCGCACCGTCTGTGCGTCTGGCCCTATCACGGGGCCTCGCAGAGCGAAGTGCTCACCGGGAGCCTTGGCTGCACACGGTTCTCCAACGACCTCCTCGATGAGTTCCCCGACTTCATGCGGAACCTGCCTGTGCGTGGATGGAAGATCCTCGACGCAGAGATCCACCCTCGCCTTCTCGACCTAGGCGTTGCCCCTCACCTCCACTACCCGACCGTGAAGCACCACCATGTCTATGGTGGTGAGTGTGCGTGCGGAGAGACCCACGAATGACCCCCGTCATCGTCATTGGGACGATGCAGGGACGCGAGGCGTGGGCGGAGGATTGCCGGCGCAGCATCAAGGGCGCCTCAGTCGCGATCGTCTACTCCACGGGGTTTGAGCTGTCGGTCATCGGCGAAGCCGCCCGCCAGTTCAGCGAGTTCATCTTCCTCCCTGATTCCACCGAGGTGTTGGACCCGTTGGATCTGGTGGAGCGGTGCTTCTCGCACCATCGCAGTGTGTCGTTGTCGCAGTTCCCCGCCCCTTTCGGGATGTACCTGGGCAAGTACCGCTCCGACCATGTGCAACAGCTCGGGGTGCCACTGGTGCCCGACAAGGTCGCTGCCGTGCGTTACGAGACAGAGTGGACGCGCCAATACGCCTCCATTGCCGCGTACGAGAACCTGGGCAATCTCCCCCACAGCAACACCTTCGAGCAACGTCATGGCCGGCTGAACATGGTGTGTGAGAACCGATGGCTCCGCCGCTACAAAGCGAGCTGGGACGAGATCACGATGACGCAGGAACATGAGCGCATCGAACGCGAAAGGAGCAAGGCGTGAGGGTGTGTGTTGACTGTGGCGCGCCCAAATCGCGGAGTGGCAGTCGATGCAAGCCTTGTGGGTACCGAGCGCGGGTGCGGCCATCAGGGCTCACCTATCAGATACGGCAAATCAACCGTGGCTGGTTCACCCCCGGCCACAAGGCTTTGTCGGGACAGCAGCACCCCGGCTGGAAGGGTGCTGCTGTCCATTACAAGGGGCTACACCGCTGGGTATCGCGCCACCGCCTCAAGCCAGACCTTTGTGAGGGTTGTGGTTGCGCGGGTGTGCTGGATTGGGCGAACAAGAGCCATGAGTATCGGCGCGACCTAGAGGACTGGCTGGCTCTTTGCAGGAAGTGCCATGGCCGCCACGATGCGGGCGAGGCTCGGGGCGCGGCCACCCGCAGGTTCGGGCCACTCCAGGTTCAACGAGGTTACTGAGTTGCGCGTTCTTGTCAGTGGCGCCAACGGGTTCATTGGGTCTCACACCGTCGATCGCCTCACTCAGCTAGGCCACACACCACTCCGGTTCGACCGCTACAACGCCGATCCCACCACCATTCTCGGTGACGTCCGAGACCCCTCCGCTGTCAGCGAAGCCGTGGCTGTCAGCGATGGTGTCATCCACTGTGCCGGCGTGTTGGGTACCGCGGAGACTATCGACAATCCCTGGCCGGCGGTGGAGACGAACATCCAGGGTTCGCTCAACGTGTTCCAGGCGTGCCGCCAGTACAAGAAGCGTTGCGTCTACATCACGGTCGGCAATTTTTGGATGCTGAACTCCTACAGCATCACCAAGACCACGGCGGAGCACCTGGCCTGGATGTTCAACAAGGAGCACGGCACCGAGATCGCGGTGGTGCGCGCGCTCAACGCCTTCGGTCCGGGCCAGAAGGCAGCTCCGGTGCGCAAGATCATCCCCAACTTCGTCATCCCCGCCATCAAGGGCGAACCCATCACCATCTATGGCGACGGGAGCCAGATCATGGACATGATCCATGTGGACGACGTTGCGGACGTTCTGGTGCGTGCCCTGGTGGAAGACCACGGGCATTACACCTACACCCCCCACCGCGAGACCACCGACAACCCCATCAAGTTCGAGGCTGGCACCGGCCGACGCACCACCGTCAACGACATCGCCCAGGCGGTTATTGACGAGGTTGGCCAAGGCTCGGTGCGCTACGTCCCTATGCGGGCCGGTGAGCCGGAGCACTCTGTGGTCGTGGGCGACCCGGCAACCCTGCGGCCCCTCTACCACGGCAAGATGCCCAAGCTCACCACCCTTGAAGAGGGCCTGGTGGACACAGTGGCGTACTACCGCCACCTCCTGGGGCGGTAGCGGTGCTCCAAGGACACCGTCTCGTGGCCTTCATCCCCGCCGGCCGCAAGCGCGTCATGAGCATCCTGCTCACCAACCTGCGCCGGTTCCCCGAGCTTGACGAGGTCCAGGTCTGGCTCAACACCCACAAGCAGCCCGACGATGACGAGTGGCTACTCTCTCTGCCCGACCAGTGGGACAAGATTGTCCTGTATGAACTAGCCGACGACGTGGAGCGGCGCTTCCCCAAGCAGCTCAACACGGGTTACTTCTACGCTGTCACCCAGGAAGACGACACACTCTACTTCCGCTTCGACGACGACATCGTCTTTGTGGATGACGACTACTTCGCCAACATGGTGCGGTACCGCCTGGAGAACCCCGCACCACCCATCGTCTACGGCAACATCTGGAACAACGCCGTCTGCTCCTACCTCCACCAGCAGGCCGGTCACATTGACCGCAAGCACGGTGTGGTGGAGCGGAAGTTCTGCATGGACCCCGTGGGGTGGCAGAGCGGGCCGTTCGCCAAGTACATCCACGGAGTGCTGCTCGACCACATCGAGGCCGGCACTACCCGCGAACTCTTCCTGCCCCATGACCCCCTGCCCGAGGTGCGGTTCAGCATCAGCAACTTCTGCTTCCTCGGTGCCCGCATGCGCGACATGGTGCCCCGCATACCGGACGAGGAAATCTGGCTGGCTGAGCGATACCCACTCAGGGTGGGGCAGCCCAATGTGATCTGCGGAGACGCGTTGGTGAGCCATTACAGCTTCTTCTCGCAGCGCTCACACCTTGATGCCACCAACATCCTGGACCGTTACCGGGAAGCTGCGGAGAACCGCCTGTCCGAGATGTACTACACGCTGCTCGGCCAAGCGCAGTGATCCCGGTCTACGTTCCTTTCACTGGCCTGGAAGAACAGACGATCGCCAGCCTGGAGCGCACGGGTCATCCCTACGAGACGGTCTTTGTGGGTGGTTACGACGGCGCCTACTGGGAACTCCTGAACGACCTTTGGTGCGCGGGCGACAGCTTCATCATCGTGGAGCACGACATCGTCGTCATGCCTCACACGCTGACCGAGCTGGAAGCGTGTCCCGAATCGTGGTGTAGCTTTGGATCGCCGTACATTGGCGGCAACGTATACCACGGCCTCGGATGTGTGAAGTTCGGCGCCGCGCTGATCGCGCGCCATCCCGGTGCGCTGGATCGCGTGGCCCTGAGGTCCGACGCCCAACACCCACCCAAGCACTGGTGTCGGCTTGATGCCTGGCTCCAGGGGCACGAGTTGAACGGGGAACGGCGCCACTTCCACGACACCGTTCTGCCACACATCAAGAGGGTTCTGCGCCCGTCTCACGGCTGCATGGAGGGTTAGCAGGTGGCAACCGGCACGCCTTTCTCGCCGACGCCCTTCACCTCGACGGTGGTGGCTCCGGTGACTGCCTCACTGTTTCGGCGCGTCTCCTACTGCTCGCCGTCTGAGTTCCGCTTTGCGCCCACCGCTGTGGCCACCATGGATCTGGTGCAGGGGTCTACGAACGCGGCCGACCAAACAGCCAGCCTCGCCCAAGTCCTGGCGCGTGCATCGAGCTGGGCTGACCTCATCTGCTTCCACCGTAGCGACGGCAGCCTTCAGGCATCCCTCACCACCGAGAGCGACTGGGTGAAGCCCAAGGCCGACGGGTCGCTGTGCCTGGTATGCAACTTCAAGCCCGTCACCGAAGTTGTGGGACTTGGTGTGGGGTCGACGCCCAGTGGGCTGGGCAACGTGACCTCCAGCACCGCCGCTGACATCTGGATCGACGGGCCGGTGATCTGGGTGCCGAGCTCGTGGTCGGTGTCGGCGAACACCACCTTTCCGCGCCCCATTGGGTACAACGCCAGCCTCTACGCGGTCTGGCAGTACATCAGTGGGTACCCCAACACCAGCCTCACAGCCAACGTCGCCCAGGGGGCCACCACGATCACCGTGTCCCCCTCGACGGTCGGTGGCACCACCGTGGCCGGCATCTACCCAGGGAGTCCCCTCACCATCGTTGATGGGGCCGAGACGGAGACCGTGGTAGCCAGTGCGGCACCCACCGGCCTGACGGTCTCGCTGGCGAGTGGCACGGCCTACGCCCACAACGTGCCCGCGGCGCCGGACTTCATCCGCGTGACGGCCATGCCCGCCGCTGCGACCGAGGCCGTGATCCTGCTGGCGGCCTGCCTCATCAAGACGCGCGGCACGCGGGCGATGCAGATGCCCCACGCTCCAGGCCAGATGCCGCGCCGGCCCATGCTGGCTCAGGCTGGCGCTGAGGCCGAGTACGACATGGCGTGCAAGCTCCTGTCGCCCTTCACCACGGTGATGCTGCATGGGTAGGGTCGCGGTCCGCCAGGTGGTGGCGGCCTATCTGGAGAACCTGAACCTGCTCCATGTGGGGACGGTGTTCCCGGCACGGCCCTTGATCGTGACCGAGGAAGACTACGACCTCACCATGGCGGGCTTCATCACCACCTCCTCCAACGGGTCGAGCGCTGTGCTGGTGGTGAACATCCCTGACAGCAAGCGCACCGTGGAGGCCCTGACGGGCCGCGCTGGACTGGAGGACAAGGACATCCACAGCGTCGTGCTGGAGCTGTTCCTCGCCAATACAGCCGGCGACGCCATGGGTGCGCAAGCTGACCACGACGCCATTGTTGACGCCATCAATGCTGGTGTCCGCGGCGACCCCACCTTGGGCGCGCCCAGCGTCGTGTTCTCAGCCGGAGAGTTCGACGCCGGTATTCAGGTGACGCAGCGCGAGCCCTTCACCACGCTGGATGGCACCACGATCGTCATGCCCGCCCTCATCGAGTTCGATGTGTGGGAGTGGATCGAGGGAACGCCCGGATCGGCCTAAACCGCCAACCAACAGGAGCCCCTTGGACCATGCGTACCTACCGCAACGCTGACGCCCACCGCCGGGTCTGGCTGTCGCTGACCGATCCCCAGACCGGGCGCACGCTGGAGCTTGCCCCTGGCGAGGAGCGCGACCTGGACCTCCCGCGCGGGTTCAGCGACCCCTGGCTGGTCACCGACGACCCTGAGCCCCCTGTCGCCCGTCGCCGCAAGGTCGAGGGCGCTTTGCCCGACACCACCCCCGAGGTCCCCGCTGAGGTGACCGCCCCCACTACTGAGGAGATCTCGCAGTGAGCAACATCTTCGCGACCAGCCAGACCGCAATCGGCCTGGCCAAAGAGGTCACGCGCGGAACCGCCGTTGCACCGGCCTACTGGGCGAAGGTGAAGTCGCCTGCCTACAAGCCGAACCTGACGATCCTGGAGGACGACACCCTTCAGGGCTCGATGGTGAACGTGTATGACGTCACCTCGGGCTTCCGCTACGACGGTCACGGGTGGACCACATTCCCCTACATGGACGTGCTGCCCCTCTACGTCCTGGCGGAGCTGGGGTCGCCAGACACGGTGTCGACCGCCCCCACCAACACGACCCTGTCGGCGAGCGCCGCCGCCGGGGCCACCACAATCTCCACAGTCGGCACCATCGCCGCCAACTCGTGGATCACGCTGGGCACGGGCGCGTCGCTGGAGACGCACTACACCACCAACGTGAGCGGCGGCGGCCCCTACACCGTCACCCTTCAGTACCCCCTGCTCTACGCGCAGTCGAGCGGCGTCGCTGTCACCGGCCTCACGGGCCACGACTTCTCGCTGCTCAACAACGGCGCCTCGGGCACGGGCAACCAGCCGCCCTCGCTGACCATCACAGACTACGACGGCGACCAGTGGCGCCAGATCACGTCGGCCCAGCTCGACAAGTTCGACCTGAAGATCGTCCCCAACAAGACGGTGGACCTGGACGTCACCTTCCTGGGCGACCCCTCCATCACCCCGTCCTCGCCCTCGACGTCGTTCAGCACCGAGCAGATGGCTGCGCCGTGGACCACAGCCATCGCCATTGGTGGCACCCAGGTCAAGTACGTCGAGGACATCACCTTGAGCCTGAGCCGTGGCGTCAAGCCCATCGAAGCCTTCCAGGGCACCCAGGGCTACTACCGCTACTTCGCAGGCGCCCTCATGGCCACCGTCAAGCTGACCGTGGTGGAGCAGGCGGCGGCGCCAGAACTCACAGCCTTCCTCGCCGGCACCCAGCAGAGCTTCGACATCAGCCTCTTCGACCGCAAGTCGGGTCACGGTGCGCGCTTCCATGCCACCAACTCGGTGTGGAAGACGGGTGAGCTGGTGCGTGGCAAGGAGTGGGTCGAGGCCACGCTGGAGGCCGACCTTCTGCCCACCAGCACCGATGCAACCGCGGGCGGCGTGTCGCCCATCAACGTGTCAATCGGCAACGCCGTCACTGCGACGTACTGAGGCCGAGCCAAAAGGGGAGCAACCATGTCTCATACCATTGACGTGCCTGGTGGCCAGGCAACTCTGCGCGACGTCGAGGATCTGACCGTCCGGCAGCGTCGTGTTGTCCAGGCGGGCAGCTTCATGACGGCACGCCGCATCGCACGCATGCCGCGCGAGACGCTGGAGATGGTGCAGCAGGCCCAGGACTCGGGCGACTTCGAGCCCACCGCCGACAACGAGGCCCGTGTGGCCGGCCTGCTGGAACTCCTGCCTGGCACAGCGGACGAGGCGATCGAGATGATGGCGACCCAGGACGCTGCGATTGTGGTGTTCCTGGAGAGCTGGACCCTCGAACGAGCCTTGCCCACCAGCGCCGCCATGGTCGGTGATCTCCCAGGCGGCCTGTACGACGTCCTCGCCGAGGGTGTGGCACCCCTGGTGTCTGCGGTGACGCGCGGTCCATCTGTGGACTTCGACCCCGTGCCCAACACCCCGGAGAACGCAACCGCCCCTTTCGTCGAATCCGCAACCTCGAACGAGCCCTCCGCAACCCCGAGCTAAGCGGAGATGTTGACGCCGAAACCCTCCACCGCTTCCGCTCCTACCAGTTCCGCAAGAAGTTCCCGGCGGTGACACGTCAGCAGTTCGACGACGACAACGACGTCGAGGTGGAGTGGGACCTCGCTTTCGGCTGGCTTGAGAACAGGCTGGAGTCGGAGGGTCAGCGTGGGTGAGTTCGGCGCCGCTATGGACGCACTCATAGCGCGCAGCCTGGAGGCCATGCGGTCCGTGGTGGGCGACGCAGCTCACGACATCCAAGTGGGGGGGCGCGCCATCGCACCTGTGCGCCTGGGAACCCTGCGTGCCTCCATCAAGGTTGACGGCCCCCGTGAGGCATCCACCGTCCCCGACCTACCCAAGGCAACCCCACGCGGTCCCGCAGTCTTTGCGGCCCGCGTGGGGCCTACTGTTGTTTATGGGCGTATTCGTGAGGTTGGCGGCAATGTGCCCGGCCTGAAGACGCGCATGGACGGCAACTGGTTGCGGTGGTGGTGGCACGGTCGTCCGGTGTTCTGGAATGTGGGCGCCTACAGCTACACCATCAAGAAGACCGGCCGCACCGTGTACCGCAAGGGTCGCGGCCGGCAGATGCAGCACGGTGCGCCATATCTGCGGATCGCGACAGACCCGGTACGGGACGCCTTTGTGCCCATGGTGGTGCGCAAGCTGACGGCGGCTATTGAGGAGGTAACTGGCTGATGGCTGGACGTGGGTACCTGCCTCCTGTTGTGGCCGCCGTCATCGGTGACATCTCCGATTTCACGCAGAAGTTGGAGGTCGCCAAGCGTCTCGGGGAAGAGTTCGACGGCGAAAAGTTCACCGCCGAAGCGGACCTTGACACCGACAAGATGCGCAACCGCGCCGTCGAGATTCGCGCCATGGTGGCGGCCGAGTTCGCCAAGCCGATCACCCAGGAAGTCGAGGTCAAGGTCAACAAGGCGGATCTCGCCGCCCTGCTCGGTGGGTTGGCCATGGGTAGGTTCCCGGCCGGCGGCCTCTCTATCGGTGGCCTGGGTCGCGGTTTGGCCGACGCGGCCACCGCCGCCGAAGCTGAAAACAAAGCGGCGCGTGCCGCCGAGATGAAGGCCCTCTCTGGCCTTTTTGGCAAGGCGTTCTGGGGCGGCGGTCATCGTCATCGCGGTGGCGGTATCGGCGGCATTGGCGGCATGTTCAACCCCTTCAGGTGGGGCCTGGCCGGGATTGGCTCTATCGGAGCCTTCGCGGGGTTAGGTGCCGAGCACGTCCTCATGACAGGATTGGGGGTTGCGGGCTCGGCTGCATCGGCGCTTGGTGGCGCCGGCCTTCTGGGCCTTGGCGCCCTAGCGCCTATGGCTGTGGGTGGTCTCTCTGACGCCGCGGTCATGCGCGCCACATCGGCCACCGCCAAGGACTACGCCGACAAGCTGGACCGGCTGAACCGCGCCATCGCCGTCTACGGCGCCGGCAGCATCCAGGCCCAGGCAGCCCAGTACGACCTCAACCAGACCATCGCAGGGCTGAGCCCTGCCGCCAAGGCGGCTGAGATCGCACTGGCCAACGCGGGCGAGACCCTGGATCAGACGTGGAACACGTCGATCGACAACGCACGCGTCCAGGCGGCGGCCATCTTGACTCAGGTCAAGGATCTTGCGACGCGCTTCGCGCCTCTGGTGGGGCAGGCGGCGCAGCGCAACCTGGCTATCACCAACAACTCGCTCAAGCCCTTGTTCGCGTGGCTGGAGGGGCCGCAGGGCATTGGGATCTTCACTGACCTCGAAAACCACTTCGCCACCAACCTGCCCTTTGCTGTCGATGCGCTCGACCAGAGCATCGAGTTTCTACTGAAGACGCTCGACTACCTGTCCGGCAAGACAGGTAACGTGATGCAGCGCTTCGACGACTTCATGCAGCACATGAACACCGCCCAGGGTTTCAGTACCTGGGAAGGACACATGGATCACATGATCCAGTCTTTCCATGTGTGGTCCGCGTTCCTGCACATCCTGGGCAAAGACATCGTCGATCTCTTCAAGCCGGACGTTGGGACGGGACAGAGCATCATCCAGACCATCACCGAGATGTTGCAACACCTCAACACTTGGGAGAACTCCACCCAGGGCAAGTCAGAGTTGCACACCATTTTCGAGGTGCACAAGCAGGAGGTATTAGACCTTCTGCGGCTGTTGCCACCTCTGGTGTCTGCGTTCTCCAACATCTACATGGCCGTGGCGCCAGCGATGACGCGGTCGCTCACGTTGGTGTTGGAGGGGATTGCCCCGGTGCTCGACGCTCTTGCCAAGAACCCCTTTGGGGCATGGCTTCTGGGCATCACGCTCCTCGCGGGCAAGCTGGGCATCCTGGGAATGATCTTGTCGCCCGTGGTTACCGGCCTCAAAGCCATCGCCACCATGACGCTGGACAAGCTGGGGATCGCCCTTGGTAGTACCGGCAAGCAGACGGCCCTTGAGGCAAACACGCTCGCCCTCAATCGACTGACGGACGTCATGGCGGGGGAGGGAATTGTTGGCGGCGGCGGTAAGCCTGGCCTTGGGAATGTCGCCGGGGATGTCGGTGAGACGGGGGCCGCTGCTGGCATCCTGGAGAAGGTTGGCGGCAGCGCTGGCGTGGCGTCTATTGTCGGGGCGGTGATCGCCGTCCTTGGCGGCATGGCCGGCGGCGACTGGCTTGGGAAGCTCATTGGCGGCGGCGTGGGCGGCAAGCAGGGCGCGGGCCTTGGCGGTCATCTGGGCACCATCGCTGGTGGAGCTGCTGGTGGAGCCGTCGGTGGTGCCGCATTGGGGACGTTCGTGTTTCCGGGTGTCGGCACAGCCGTGGGTGCACTTGCTGGTGGCCTGGCCGGTGCCGAGATCGGGCTCATCACCACGTTCTGGGGCAAGATCAGTGGCGGCGTGAAGACGCTGGGTGGCCAGATTGGAGATGTCCTGACCGGAAAGATCAGCCTCAAGCAATTTGGGTTCGACATCGGTCACGACATCGGCCGTCTTTTCGACAAGGTCGGCAGCATCTTCAAGGGCGTGGACCTGGGCAAGGGCGGCGCGGCGATTGGCAACGCCCTCGGCAGCTTCTTCAACGGCATCACCGGCACCTTCAACGACCTGACCAACGGCAGGCTGCCCGGATGGCTTACGGGTCTTCACGGCAATGTGGGGAAATTCTTGGGCAACCTCAGTGACGACTTCATGAAGCTCGCGTTTGTGGACGTGCCCAATCGGATCGGCCAGGTCGTCCAGGGTGTTCACGACCTCTTGTCGGGAATCAAGAAAGGGCTGGAGTCCACCGCCAGTGGTCGTTGGATCGTTCAGAACATCGTCAACCCGCTCCAGGGCGCCATTGCCGGGGTGATTCACGCCGTTGCGGGTAGCTTCACTGGTGGCAACCTGGGCCAGATCCTTCTCAACGCGGGTGAACAGGCGTTGCACGGTGCAGTCCATGGAACCACGGGTGGCGGCACCAAGAAAATGCCCGGGATGATGGCGGCGGGCGGCTTCGTCCCCACGGGGCAGTCGTTCATGTTCAATGAGGGTGGGCCAGAGTTTGGTCAGGTGTCCTCGGCCGGCGTGACCATCTACTCGGCCAGCTCGCAGGCGTCGCAGAACGCCCTGGGTGCGCGGAGCGCCACCATCACCATCTCCGCACCCATCACCGTGACCGCACCCTCCACCATGGGCGACCCTCACCAGCTCGCAACCCTCGTTGCGACCATGGTGCGCAAGGAGTTCACCCAGGTGGTCCGCGGCCTCAGCGCCGGGGCCTACTCGTCCCGCTCGGCCTGAAGACGTAGAAGCAGTCCCGCTTGGGGCACCGCGCCGTTCCCGGCGGACAGGGCGGTGGACAACTGATGACCCAGGCGGCGCTGTGCAGCCGGCCATTGGGGCTGGTGTGCGGCGTGGCGGCCTGAGTGGGCACGGGAACCATCCCCAAACCCACGGCCACCAGGATCGCCAGACGCTTGTGTGCCATCGCTGAGACCTCCTTGTGCCTCACCAGAGTACCCCAAAGGGAGCAACCCGTGACACCTCTGTGCCCGCACTGTGACGAGCCCCTGGAGGCCATTGAAGGCCACCCCGACTGGGCGCCCTGGGTCTGCCGAGGGTGCCACCACGGGTACTGGAACGCCGAGCTGACCGACGAGGCCAGGGCGATGTACCGGCCCGAGTACCGGGACTGGGGCCTCCATCCGGCGGCCTGGAAGTTGCGTGAGGCGGTGAAGGTGGAGCGGGAGGGCCAGGCATGAGCATCAGCTTCCGCGGAGCCTCGACCAGCTACACGTTCACGGCGGGTGCCCCTCCACATGTGTCTGCGTGGGGGAGTGTGAACATAACAACGCCCGTGGGAGTGCAGCCCGGCGATCTCGTGATAGGGATTGTGGTTGTGAACTTTGCGAGCGCTGGTGGCGGCTTTGGTTCCGTTCATGGTTCGCCCTTCACTGAAACCATGGACACGGGCAACACGCTCTGTTGCATCTTCGCCACTACAGCTCCCTCCTCCGTGGGCTCCTCTTTCGGCTTCTACCTGACCGGAGGCGGTAACGCTTTCGGCTCCCACAAATATCAGGCCGCGCTGGTGGCGTACTACTCCACGACAGGCGCGAACCTGACTTTCGATCCATCGGCGACAGTCGGGAGCGGGAGCACAGGGGTTGCGAGTACCACTTTCGCAGCACCCACAGTGACCACAACGGTAGCGAGCGAGACGATGGTGGCGTTGTGGGCGCAGAGCACCAGCGGTTCTCTGACGCTTCCCGGGGGCCTGACCTCCCGCGTGAACTTCACAAATACAGCAGGTGGCGCCAGCGGTCTTCTGATTGGGGATTACACGGGGCCCGGTACGCCAGGATCCTCCTCGCCAGGCTCCGCAACGGATGGCGTTTCGGGGTACTGGGGTGGCTTCATGGTTGGGGCCATCACCGCGTTGCCCTTGCAGCCCGTCCTCTACACCCCCAACAACAACGCCTACACCGACCTCGCAGCGGGGCAAACCTTCTCGTGGGCCTACCAGGCCACCGGGCCGGGGACTGAGACCGGCTACAGCTTTCGTCGCAAGCCCTCGGGTGGGTCCTACACGTACTGGAACGCCGGCACAGTGGCCTTCCAGTCCAGCGACCTCGTCAACACCTCCTCCTCGACAGACCTGACGTTTGGGGCGGCCTTGTGGTCCAATGGCGGCCAGGTCTACAACTGGTCGGTGGCGTCGACAGATGTCAGTGGCACTGGCCCCTACGCGTCGGACTTCACGGTGACGGGACAGGACGCGCCCACGGTGACCGTGACGGCACCAACCGGGACCATCACAACGCAGTTGCCCGTGGTGACCTGGACGCGCACCCTGGCGGGAGGCACCTCGCAGACCACCTATAGGGTGGTGACCTACAACAGCACACAGTACAGCGCCGGAGACTTCCTGCCGGGATACGGGTCGAGTGTCGACGACTCTGGGGTGGTGAGTTCAGCCAGCACGTCCTACACCGTGGCCACCTCTCTCCCGGAGGGGGTGAGCTATCGCAGCTACGTGCAGATCGCCGAGACGGGGAATGAGCTGTCGGCGTGGTCGTACACGGCCTACTCCGTGGCCCAGGACGTGCCCCGCACACCCACCATCACAGCCACCTACTCCACCGACGGCACCACGGGGTGCCCACGCATCACCCTGGCGGTGACGAGCCAGAACAACCTCCTCTCCACGGACGACGCCTCCTTTGAGGGCGGCTTGGGCACAACGACGGCCATCACCAACTGCGCCGTGGCCCAGAGCACCACCCAACACGAGGACAGCAACTACTCCCTGCGCATGACCTCGACGGCGTCGGGGAACATGTCGGCTGGAACGGCCACAGGACTGTCTGGCTACGCGGTACTCCCGAGTACGAGCTACACCTTCCGCTCCGACTACTGGGCCGACGCCTCGGCGCGCACGGTGCGTACGGACGCGACGTGGTACGACAGCTCCGGCACACTCATCTCCACCACCACCGGCAACACGGCCACCGACAGCACCTCAGCCTGGACCACGTCATCGAAGACCGCCTCATCTCCCTCTAACGCAGCCTTCGTGCGCCTGGCGCACAACGTGCTCTCCACGGGCGCGGGCAGCGAGATCCACTACGTGGACGAGGCGGGCGTCTTCCCTGGGACGGTGTCATCGTGGACTGCCGGCGGCTTCGTGGCGGCGGCTGGCGTGGCCATCCTGCGCTCGGATGGGCTGTACGTGCGTGGGGCCAGCACCACAACCCCCGCGGCACTCGTGTTGCCCAACCAGACGGTGACGGTCTACGACTACGAGGGCACCCCTGGAACGGACTACACCTACACGGCTGTGGTGATCTCGGGCGCCTACACCAGCGCAGCCTCCTCCGCCAGCGGGACGGCCCAGGTGCCCACCGCGCTTGGGTTCTGGGAGCTGGACCCCACCGATGTCACCACGGCTATCCGGGCGCAGCCCGTGCTCTGGAACCCCCAGCAATACTCCAAGGTGGCGGCGCACCCCGTGCTCGGACAGACCACTGTTAACGTGGTCGCCGACGTGGTGCAACAGGCGGATATTGCGGCCACGTTCGAGACCTTCACGCCGGAGATTTACGCGGGGTTGATCGCGCTGTGTGCATCGCAGAAGACCATCTTCATCTCCGACCCCTTCGGGTTCAGCTACTACCAACACCTCTCCATCTCGCCCGGCGGGATGGGTGGTAAGGCCCACGACACCCAGCTCATGGCGTCGACAGCAGCAGGCCCGCATCGGCAGGTGGCCGTGGTGGGCAATGCTCAGCCTCGGCCTGCGGTCTGAGATGCAGAACCACACCTCCGCCTTCGTCGACGCGCTGCGGTTTGGGTCCTACCTCGCCGCCGCCCGACTGACGGTCTACGCCAACGGCAACACCACGGCCATCATTCTCCCCATCGCCGACGCGCAGTTCACGGTGGACCGCAACTCAGCGGTGCGCCGGCAAGGACAGATCACCGTGGAGGTGTTGCCCACGGTGCCGCCACAGACGGTGGTGTCTCAGGGCTCCACGATGACCCTGCTGCCCCTGGCGCCCACGTCGCTCCTCGCGCCCTTCGGCACCGAGGTGTTCGTCGAGATGACGGTGATGTCGGGTGGGCAGACGGCGGGCGCCAACGGCTGGATTCCCATGGGGATGTACCAGATCGGCTCATCCACCACCCAGGACTCCGGCAACGACATGACCGTCACCCTGGACCTCCACGACCGTTCGTGGGGGATCGCGCAACGGGCGCTCATCCAGCCCTACACCGTCCCCGCCACATCGAGCAAGGATCTCCAGAGTGAGATCGTGAACCTTGTGGGGACGGTGTGGGGCTCGGCGCCACCGTGGACCTACGCCATCGTGCCTTCGTCGTATCAGGTGCCGGCGGGCACGTACAACCAGGGCCAGGACCCATGGCAGGCGTGTGTGGACATGGCCACCGCGGCCGGCTACGAGCTGTTCTTCGATGTGAGCGGCAACCTTGTTGGCAAGCCCATCCCTGATCCCGCCACGCAGGCCGTGGTGTGGAACTTCCAGGAGGGTGAGGTGGCGGCCACAGGGACAACCATGCATCCACTTGGGGGCACCCCCTTCACCACCCCCGTCGCTACCACCATCGCTCTCACCCGAGATGGCATCGCCAACGACTTCTTCGTGGCGGCCACCGGACCAAACAACGCCACAGGGGGCAATTCCCCCGTCCAGGCCGAGGCGGCCGACAACAACGCCAGCTCGCCGACATGGATTGGAGGTCCGATGGGTGACGTGCCCAACTTCATCTTCGATCCCCTCATCACCACCAAAGCCCAGGCACTCGCCGAGGCTCAGTACAACCTCCAGGCGGCGCTGGCCAAGGCATTCACCTTGAGCGTGGTGACACCGCCCAACCCCTTGTTCGACATCGACGATGTCTGCACCATCACACGCAGTCGTCTCGCGCTCAGCAACGCCAAGTTTGTGGTGGACAACATCACAACGGCGGTGCGCTACGACCTGCAAACCACGCTGACGGGGAGGTTTGTTCCAGGGTGAACCATTACGACTTGGCTCGCCAGATTCGACGCAACCTCCAGCCCCCGCCAGGAGTGCATGGCCCCTGGCAGTTCGGCGAAGTTGCGACCCTGGACACCACATCGGGAACAGTGGGGGTGTACCTGGATAACAGCCCTGGTGGTGACGGCGCTGCGATCACCAGTGGTATCCCCTACCTCGATTCGTACAGTCCCTACGTCGGCGACCCTGTCCTGGTGGCGCGGATGGTGGGTGCCGGCCGCTCGCAGCGCGTGGTCATCTGCTCCATGGGTGGGTCGGGAACCGGCGGCCCACGCGGGCGCCTCAACGCGACAGGTCAGACCGTAGCCGCTACGGCGACAGCCCAGAAGGTGACTCTCGCCAACGTCGACATCAACAACGGCAACATCGACGCCCTGGGCTTCAGCTCCAAGATCGTCATTGATGAGGCTGGCTGCTATCTGGTGTCGGCGTGCGCGGGGTGGCAGAACTCTGGCGGTGCCGTTGCTGCTGGGCGCTACATGACGATGATCTACGTCAACGGGGCTGAGGTGCGTCGCGCCGAGGAGGACATCAACGCCTCCGGCTTCCCGGTTGTGCCCGTGAGCGACATCATGAACCTCGCGGTCAACGACTACATCGAGCTGTATGTCTACCAGACATCAGGGGTGAACCAGGCCACCCAGGGCGACACCCACCAGACGTGGTTGAGTGCCGTCAAGCTCAACAGCTCGGGCGGCGGCACCGCCGCCGTGTCGTTCGGCAGCCCCGTAGAGATCGGTACCGCGTTGGCGGACGGCTCAGCCGCCACGAGCGCCCGCAGCGACCACGTCCACAGTGGACTCGGTCAGCCCATCGGTCTGACCGGCGCCACGGCGGCCACCCGGTTCGTTGGCGGCACCACGAGTGGTGCGCCGGCTTCGGGCACCTTCGCGGTTGGCGACTTCGTGATCGACCAAAGTGGGTCGGCGTGGGTGTGCACCACGGCTGGCACACCGGGGACGTGGACGCAGATGGGCGGCGGTGGTGCCGCCGTTCCAGACGTGGTACAGGTGGCGGAAGCCTGGAATACAGCCACCTCAGTGACAATCGCGGCGGCTTCATCGGGGCATTCGCTCATCATGGTGACCAATTCGACCACAGGTCAGGTGACGAGTCCGTCATGTACCAATGTCACATGGACTCAGCTATTGACGCACACCTCGGCTGGGGCCTTTTATGCCATTTGGGTTGGGGTTGTGGCGGGTGGCAGTTCTGGCACCACGATAACCATGACAAAGCCAGGGTCATTCAACACGGTCGTGGTTCTCGAAGTTCCAGACAGTCTGACACCAGTAGCTGGCACCACCGGCCATCAGAGCACCTTGAATGGTGTCCCATTTGCAACCGACCTTTTGCGAGTAACCGGATGCACTGCTGGCCGGTTGGTGGTATTTGCGGCAGGCGAGGACAATACAACACAGAACACCCTGATAACCCCCAATGTGCCATCCATGGGGATCTTCAGCACCGTCAACGGGATCGCCATGGCTGTTGGGTATGTCTCGGGGTCTGTGGCAAGCCTTTTTAGTCAGGGGTCTGTCGGAGCCTCACTGATATGCGAAGTCTACTGACATCGACAGTCGACTTCATGGACGTTGTCTCATAACCTCGACGCTACCGCCCACATGGAGGCAGCATCGCCGTGAATGATCGAGCCACAGAAGGGAACTACCCACACTACCCGCCCATCCCTGCCAGCGCCTCGCTGGAAGGGTTCATCCTGCGATTCCCGGCCGCCTCGCGCACCGTAGGGAGCATTGACGATCGCATGGCCCTCATCTGGACTGCCATCGAGGACGTCGCGGCGCAGACATCCAAGAACCGCCACGAACTCAACCAGGAGAAACAGCTTGTGGAGGAGTTGCGCTTCCAGTTGGTGGGCGACGGCCCCCTTGGCCCCAACACCGGCCGGCTCGGGGAGATGCAGGCCGCCATCCTCGACAAGTTGGACGAGCGCATCGAGCCAGTCCAGAACGACGTGGTGTTCATGCGGCGATTCTGGAAGGTGCTGGCCACCATCCTCACCCTGGCCATTGGCGTGGCAGCCGTGGTGGCCACCATCCTCACTGTCCAGCACTGAGATGCCGTAGACTCCGCTCGTCGTTGTGACGACGGCTGCCACGGCTAGGCCCCTGACTTCCCTCCGGGGAGGTTGGGGGTCTTTTTTTATGTCAACTGGCGCTTGATGGTGGTCACCACTGGATCGTCAGAAACAGCCCAAACGTAGTCGGGTTGCTCACGCATGATGTAGGCGTTGTGCGCCGTGATGTCGTTGAGGTTCAGTGTCCTTGTGCCCATGACGCGTTTCTAGTCTCCCGGTTGTGTTGCCACCATCTCGCGAGCAGCTTGTGCCTGGTCCACGCCCGTGGGAATGGGGACCCCCAGCCTAGCCGAGAGCCGGGTGAGGGCGGCGGCGCGGAGGTGGGTCTGGAGGGCGGAGTCCTGGTTGGCGTCGAGCCTCCGGTGGTGCGTGCGGCACAGGGCCGCGGTCAGCTCGGGGGACGAGGCCCATGGCTCCTCGATGATGTGCCGCCGGCCGAACAGGTGCGCCCACTCGGTGCCCGGCGAGCCACACCCGGGCCCCTCACACACCCCCTTAGCCCGCAGAGCCACGATGGCACGGCTGTGGGACTGGTGGGCTAGCCACCGCCCCTTCACGGCCCCCTGAGCGCGGATGCGGCGCGGGAGCTTCATGAGGCAACTCTGCGCGACAATGTCGCATGGTCGGCGGTTCTTATGGCGCCCAAGTGCTGGTGATGCATTTTGCGTGCGTGGGTCCTTTGGTTCCCTGTGGTGCAGGGCACGTAGGACAGACCACAGCGACACCCCCACCCATCGGGTTTGCGGTGGAGGCCGTGGCCGAGCACCCAGCGACCGCCCGGAAGGCGTCTCATAAGGCGCGAACAAATCAGGCACTCCCGACGACCGCGCTTCCACTGCGTTGTGGATGGTTCGTATCTGTGTCCGCGAAGGCAGTGGGTTTGCTGAGCCCGGTGAGCCGCCGGGCTCGCGCCGCGTAGGATGTTCTCGCGCTGGGTGACTGGCTCAAGGTGGTCGGGGCGCACACATGCTCGGTTGCGGCAAAGGTGGTCTACTTGGAGGCCGTCTGGTATGGGACCCACAAGCAGTTGGTAGGCCGCGCGGTGCGCATAGGCGCGTCGCTGGCCCATGTAGAAGGACCCGTAGCCAGACCGCTCGCGGCAGCCGGTCCACTCCCAGCAGGCATCGCCCACTGAGACCTTGGCCAGGAGTCGCCCCAGCGTCGTCATCGCACGACCACCTTGGCTGGCTTGGGTGTACGAAGCACGGCAAGCCGCGCGCCCAACATCCCCCCGCCGTTGACGCGGCGATTGGCTGCGCGATGGTCGATCTTGTGGCCTACAGAGAAATCCATGCCGGGTACCTCCTCCAGTACGAGGCCCATAACCCTCTCTACCTCCGAGAGCGATCCAGTGAAGGTGACCGTTGCTGCCGTCACGAGGTCGGGTGCCGTGAGGGCAACCTCGTCATCTTGCCACTCCCATCCCGCCGACTGGGCTTCCAGAGTGCCGTGGCTGGTGGTGACGAGGGTCTGGAGGCGCACGTACTCCTCAACGCGTCGCCGGATGTCCCAGACCTGGCGGCTCAACTCCGCCCCCGTGGAGGCCCACCAGTCGCACTGGTCCTCGATGGTGGGTAGCTCGGGGATCATGGCGTGTCGCCATGAAGCCACCCGTCAACGGCGCGCACGTCTAGCCAGCCGCGCCGGATCAGAAGTTCCGAGAGCTGCATCCATTTTTCATATGTCGCCTCCCATTCCTCTGGGACGTCGCCGTCGCACATCGCCACCAAGCCAAGCTCCCCCTCCCACGCCTCAAGGCTGGGTAGCTCGTTGGCTGCGCACCGCTGCAGGAGTTGCGATGGCTCCCAGTCACTCGCGGCCTGGCCGGCCATCAGAAGGGGATTGGGGCGTCGTCGAACTCCCCGCCCCCGGGCACTGGCGCAAGGTGGTTGGCGTACTCGCCGTGCAGCTTCCCGTTGCACTGGAGCAGGCCCTTGAAGCGACCACCCTTGGCGATGACGAACTGGGCCGGATAGCGGCTCTCGTCGTGTACCGAGGGGCAGAGGTCACCCTCGGCATACTCCCCATCAGCGCCCGACGGTCCAGCCGGCTTTGGCGCCGGGATGGGCTTGTGGTTGGCGTACCCGCCATCCGGCTTGCGCCCGTTGCACTGCGGCCCGAACCGCCCCTCGAAGTACCGGGGCACCTTGCCCTGCTGGCTGAGCCAGCCGGCGGCACCACACTGGACACAGAACCCCTCCGACTCGGAGGATGGTGTGGTCGTAGCGATGGCCGACCCGAGCTGCGTGGCCAGGCCAGCCATGACAGCCGGGATGGAGGTGGGGACGGACGTCCCCGGGAGGTTGGGGCGCTCCACCGCAGGCGTGATGTCGGCCTCTGTGTCCTCGGCTCCAGCGAGCTGAAGGAGCTTCATGAGGGCGAACTTGGTGGCGCTGGTGGCGGCCTTCTGGATGCCCTTGTCGCCCGAGTCCTGGGCCTCACCCCACCACTCAGCGGACACGCGGTCCTCTGGCGCATCGACGTTCACGACATCGAGCAGCAGGTGCACCTTGGTGTTGAACACAGCCTTGCCGGCCTGGGTCTTCCCCACCTCGGCGACCTGGGGTTCACCCAGCTTGGGCACCACCACCAGACCTTCGCTGGCCAGCGCCCCGCCGATCTGGTCAGCGACGTCGTCCCAGCGCACGTAGCTGTACCCACCCATCTCTCGGGGCGCTTCGCCATGCTTGGCGATGTTGGTGAGGCGAGCCCGCGCATCGCGGAGTCGCTGGTAGACGTTACGCGTGGCGTTCGCGGTCTGCACCCTTCCTTCCTCCCTTCAGTGTGACTTCTCTCGGCAAGCGGGGCACCGGCAGCCCCAGTAGCCGTAGCCCGACGAGGTCCCATGGGGGATCAGCTCCGGGTGCTCACGGCCACGGGCCACAGCGCGCGCCTTGCTCTCAGCGCGTGCCACCCTGGCGGCGTCGCAGCAGGCGGTGCAGCCGCAATTCCAGTTGACGTATCCCGACGGCGTGCCGTGCGGAGCATCCCGGACGCGGCTCTCACGAGACCGCCGGCACCTGTTGCTTTGCGCGCGATTGGCGGCCTTGCATAGTTCGCAGTGACACCCGGCGTTGTAGCACGCCAACTCGCCATGGACATCGCTCTTGGCAGGCGAGCGCTCCGCCGCGGGGTGCGCCTGACGGTAGCGCCACCGGGCGTGGTGCATGGAGCACCGCTCACCATTGCGGGCCACCCGGGCGGTGCAGTCCACTTCTAGGCAGGTACGGGCGCCGAGTGCCCGGGGCGACAGCGACGACGATACCCCCGCCCGCCGGCATATCTGCCGTGCTCGCTCACGAGAGAGGCCGACCTCCCGGGCGACAGCGGCGATGCTCTCGCCAGCCCGCACACGAGAGACCAAGCCGAGGTTACGCTCCCCAGTGTCCATGGGTCGATAGTACCAAAGAAAAAGGGGCCTGAACCGAAGTTCAGACCCCTGGGGTACCAGGCTGGCCTAGATATCAGGAGGCGGACGCCTCACCCTCCGTGGAGGCGGGCTCCTCGTCCGTGGCCTCGGTCGCCTCGTCGGTCGCCTCGTCGGTGGTCTCGACCTCCTCGGTTCCCTCGGTCTCGTCGGTGGTCTCCGCGGCCTGCTCGGTTTCGTCGGTCATCACGATGTCTCCAGTGGGGTTGTGGTTCCGGGTGAGTTTACCTGTTTCTGGTGGTAGCGGCGCGTCGCTACTCCTCTGTCGAGAGGTGGGGCCAGAAGTACAGGAAGTCATCGACCGTGAGTTCGAGGGATTGCCCGCTAACCCTGGACAGGGCGTGCGCATAGCCGGCCATCTTCTCGCGCGCCGTCTCGTGAAAGTCGATCCGCTCCTGCGCTTCCTGGTGCTGACGCATCAACTGGTTGTCGAACGTGGCCGCCTGCCCGTACCCCGTGCTGGACATATGGCCGGCGCGCACCGTCTGGTGGAACTGGATGCCCTCGGTACGCAGCAGGGCCTCGATCCTGTCGCGCTCATCGCTCCAGTGCTGACGCCGGCCAGCATGAAAGGCCGTGCGCGCCTTGGCGGCAGCAACAACGTCCTCTGTGGAAACGTGGAAGACCCAGACGTCGCGTAGTTTCGTCCTGTCGTTCATGTTGTTTTCTCCTTACGACCGTCCGGCCGGTATGACGACGCCCGTGCTCCCGCCGGGCCAACATGAGAAACCAGTCGGTATGCCCTGCCCCTTGTTGACCATCTCCTGCAAGAGGTCGAAGCACTTGGACACGAGGACGTTGGGGTCGTGGCTCACGGACGTGGCGAGTGCGGCGTTCGCGGCAGCCTGAGCCTGAGCTGTCTTCACTGCCTGCTCGGCGATCCGGGTTTGGGCGATCTGTGACTGCAACGCGTTCAGCCGGCTCTGGGTGGCCTGGTCAAAGTGGATGACAGGGATGTAGACGCTCAGCACCTCAACCTGGCTGCTGATCTGGCGCTGCATGTCGCCAAGCACCTGGCCCGACAGTCGGCTCAAGGGCGTGGCGGTGCTGTTGCCCTGGTCATTGACCGCCAAGGGGTCGTAGTCCGCGAACTCGGCGTTGATGTCCGTGGCCAGCTCACGCGTCACCAGGGACCCGCGCACGTTGCTGAAGTCGCGGTAGTTCTGGAACAGGCTGTCCGCTGCGTTCGGATCAATGCGCCAACGGATGGTGACGTCGATGCAGGCCACGATCTGGTGAGCGAGGCGGGCCTGCACACAGTCGTTGTTGCCCTGAGTGTTGTTGTCGGTCTGGATGGCACCATCCATTTCGGTGACGTCCTCCCACGGCATCTTGAAGTGCAGGCCGTTGTCGAAGGCGCCGACGGGCTTGTTGAACGCGGTGACGATGCCTACTTCCTTCGTGCCAACACTCGCGGTGCACGAGAAGACCAGGATGAGCGCAAGAAGGAGGGAGGCCACGCAGCCCGTGCCCAGGCCGGCCACCCGAGCGTCCTCTCGCATGAATATCCCGGTGAGATACCCGCCCAGCGCGACCAGCGCGAAGACGGCAAAGGCTATGACGGCTACCATGGTTCTCCTTACGGTTGAGGTGGTGGCCCGAAGGCCGTGGTTCGTGCCGCTTGCAGAGCGGCGATGTGGTCGTCGAGTGGTTCGGCGGTGGCGAATTCAAACCACCACGAGCCGCGCCCGCGGAGGCAGCGCCAGGCGTTGCGGATGCGCACCCCAAAACCTTGCGACCAGGCCCCTGTGTGCGTGGACATCAAGCTCACGCTCACAAACTTCCAGTCGTCGCTGTGCTCGCTGCTCTCCACATCAATGAAGCACTCGTGGCACTCGGTCGCGGTGAGCCATCGTGTTGGCCCCAGTTGCACGGTCATCCCGCCACCACAATATGTTGGACGTCTCCGCAGCGGCGCCGGCACTCAAAGGTGTACCGCGATGAGGCAAGGGCATCTTGGCCATACCTGACGACGTTGGTGAGGCGCATGTCCCACCCGCAAGCGCATTGAGGCGGCGTGACCACGAGGCCAACCTCTTGCGTCAATTTTTGTATCGCTGGTTGAGACCAGTAGTGCCTGCGGGCCATGCTGGGTGTCCAGGACGATCCTTGTTGGTACCGGGTCAGGGGAGACAGGGCGGAGTAGAGGTCACCCTGCGACGGCGGCGCCGGCAGCGCCATTGGGATGTCGTACTTGGTGTCCAGCTCGCGCGACGTCACCCCGAAGTGCGACGCGAACTCCGGTAGCCCCTTGAACGTGCACAGGGGTACGCGGTAGTGCTCCGACAACTCCTCCATCTCGTCCCACATGGCGTGCGAGAGCGCCAGGATACGGGCGTACTGACACCGCCAGCCATCGGTGCCGATGGAGTAGTTGCCCCAGCCCAATACAGCCCCAACAGTGACCCAGGACCCGCCGCCGTTGTGGTCACGCGCCAGAGTGGGTTTGTTGTACGCCCAGAATCCGCAGTGCGTGTTGTGTCCGAGCGCCACGGTGGCGGGTCGATCTGCAGGGGGGTGACCACAGTCAGTGAGGTAGGTTGGAAGCTCGCTGAAATGCTCCGCCGTGTTGGTACCCGGTGTCCAGATGTACGACGCCGCACTGGAGCCCAGCCGCGAGCCGTCCGCACGCCGGAGCAAACGGAAGCAACGAAACCCGATAATCACCCTGGAACCGCCTCCTTCTCGGGCTCAGGAGCAACGACGCTCTCGTTCTCCTCGACGGCGGTGTCCGGCGCCGGCCATTCCATGGGCTCGTTCTCGGGGACGTTTCCCTGACGCGTGATGGTGCCAATGTATCCCACTGCTGTGCCTCCCTTTGGTCAGTGATCGCGTTCGCGCGCAAGGCGCTGTTGGTGATGTTCCGCTGATTCCCAGTAGCCACCGCCGCGATTGCACACGAGGCTGGGCTTGGCGCGCCACAGCGCGAGCAACCGGCGACGCGTGTAGGCCGCAAACATGCCCGCCTCGCGCGCCAGCTCGATCTCGTCCACCTCACCCGTGATGCGCTCCAGCTTGCGCAGAATGGGCAGCAGTACCGTCTCTGCCACATGGATGTCTGTCTCGCGCTGCCGAGCGATGCGCGTGGCGACATGCTCATCCATTGGGGCCTGGATGTACTTCTTCTTTGGCGCCTTGCCGTCAGGGGTACGGTACGTATCGACGGGCGGCCAGGAAATTTGTTGGGGCTTGGGCTGTTCCTTCATCAGTCCACCAGCTCAATGCGTGGGCAGACCCTCTCCTTCTTGGCCTTGACGAAGGAGGTGAAGACGTTGGGCTCGCGGATGACGGTGGGGCCATAAAGCCTGCGTTGACGCCGACGATCGGACCATTCGGAGAGCGCAATCGCAGCCACGAGCGACACGCCACCACCAGCAATGACGGCAGTATCAACTGCCGTTTCCGCAGGGTGGTTGATCCAGGCCACCACGTAGAGGACGACCAGGGCGATAGGGATGGCCGCACCCAGAAGGCAGACGACCAGTCGCGCCACCACAGCCCAGAAGTAGGGGCACAGACTGGTGGGATGAGCCTTCATCTGCTCAACCCGCCAGAGACGATAGTGCCAGCTATGTCGGCTCACCCTCATGACGGGCGCCCGCTGAGTGGATGCCACTCAGGCACGTCCACCCGATCACCGAGGAGGTAGGGAAGGTTGCGCTTCTTGCCGTCCTCGCGCTGCCATGTGGTGTGCGTCGGCGGGTCTTGCTTGGCCATGCGAGCCAGCTTGCGACGAATGCGCAGGGCGCGCTGGAGGGTCATGGTGCAGTGCAAGCACAACCCCGCGACAAGTGGGTGTCCGGCGTCACAGTAGCGACGACGCCGCGAGTAGCGAACTTCAGCGTGAGTGCTCAACGCCCCGTCCTCCGTACCACTCCAACGATCTCGGCGAGGGTGAGGTGGAGTACGTCCTCGGTGGCCCCCTCTCGGCCCATGGAGCGATCCAGGATCAGAGCGATGTCGTCCATGGCCGTTGTGTCGCGATAGCCCCACCGCAAATCATTGGCGAGCCGGTGTACCTCGTCCCCCATTGGGATGGTCCCTCCGTGAATGTGCGCCGCGCACTCTACATCATCTACGGCATCTTGTGGGGTAGAATGGCCGGGCACAACATCCTTCCCCGGAGGCACATATCAGTGATATACAGGCTTGTGGTTGAAGTGGACGCAGACGCGGAGGCAACGCCCATGCCGGGCGACACGGTGACCGCTGGTCAATGGAGCGGTGCCGTCGTCGAGGCGTCCATGTGGTCAGCCCTGGACATGCGCATGCTGCAAAGCAAGCTGTACGCGGCCGGCTGGAACAACTACTCGCTCGGCCAGCACCTGGGCGTGGAGGCCAACACGGTCGGGCGGTGGTTCAGGGGCGAGAGCCGTCCCTACCGGCGCAACGTGGACGCCCTGCAACGGCTGTGCTCGACGCTGGCGGCCGGCGCGGCCGAGCAGTTGTAAGGCGGAAAAGGAGGGTTCGGCGGTGAACCTCATGTCTGGCCGGCGTCGAAGGTGCCCAGCTCTGCTCGCAGCGCGGCGTTGAGACTACGCCCGAGGTCCACCCGGATCTCAATGGCCTTGATACGCGCGCGCAGGTGGCGCAGCACCGCCTCGGCGATCACGGCCGCCAGCTCGGCGTCCGCAGCCTCAATCCTGGCGAGGTGCTTGCGCATGTCCATGGCGCCGTCCGCGTTCACGAAGGCATGAGACTCGGCCAAGTCGGCTGCATTGCGCTTGGTGACGGCATCAAGTTCGGCGTCTTTGAGCGTGTCAATCGCTGCGTCCAGCTCACGCCCCAGCTCCATGAGGCGAAGAACGACGTCGTTGGCGGTGATGACCTGTGGCATGGCCAGGAATGGTATATGATGTGGCCATCGCGCGCCCTTCGGCCGGACTTGGATGCTTCACCATGTTCCGTCCTCGGACAGTGGCCCCGTTGCAGAGATCCGGCTAACAGAAGCTACGCCCGGGTGGAGGCACGAGGTCCGCGCGAAGGGAACCTTGCAGGGCGGTTGATCGCCAGTCTCTCCAACGGTTCCCGCACGCGCGCCTTCTTAGCCTGGGTCCTGCACATCGGTGCAACCCAGCCCGTGTCTCGCCAGGATCTCGAACGTGTGTTCCGTGGGCCGGAACCAGCAGGTATCACCCCGGACGCGCTCGTGGCGCATCTCGTCGTGGAGGTCAATGACCTGGGGTACCGAGCCGAGGTGGCTGGCGACGAGGTGAAGGCGCTGCGGGCAATAGGGCTGCATTCGAGCCACGGACTGGCGGGGGTCGTTGCTCCACGCCACCCAGGTGTAGCCGTCCCGCAGGCGGGCGACGTAGATGTGACCGAATCCGGGCCGCTCCACCGAGAGCTTGCGGTTGGGGTGGTCGACACCGATCACAGGTTCATCCAGCTTGTTCCTAGGTGGCCGGCCATCCCATGCGCGGCGTCGTGCACGAGGTTGCCGATGATCCGCGCCACTCCGATGGACCGGGTGCGCGTGGTCCAGCCGGTCAGGCGCTCATCGCGGTGCCCGTACCAGTCGTTGGTGTGAAGGTGCCCCAGGCGCTCGTCCCAGGTGCGCACCCACCCTGGCGCCGTGCGTGAGGTCCGGGAGAGCTGGGCCACCGTCAGGAGCATGGGGGGTAGCGCCATCATCGCCCGGTGCAAGTCGGCCTCTGTGACCGCCACTCGCATACGCCGGTCCGGCACACCCCCACCCCCCACCGACCCCCAGGCCGCAGCCGGCGCAAGAGAGCTGCGGTAATACTCCTCCCCTGCCCGCAGCTCTGGTCCGCCGTGCGGCCATCCGAGGTACGCAAGGCAGCAGCCCACGAGATCGCGGTAGCCCTGCTCCACCAACGCGTCTTCAGCGTCCAGCATCCCTGGGCCATATAGTACATCCGTTCTAACCCGTGCTACACTCCCAGGCTAGGTGGATCGGCTCACTCACGGGGGACACGCGTGTGAACGCTATGGCGTTCCTGCGCAACTGGCGCAATGACCTGACAGGTCTGGAGCAGGTGCTCCTCGCCATCTCGGTCATCGGGGGTGCCATCGTTGCGCTGCTGCCGGAGGGTGCGCAGGGCGCCGCGGGGGCCGTGGTGGTCGCCGCCGCCGCCATCGCCGCCGGCATCGACCGCTTCCTGGGAGCACCCAAGCCGTGACGCTCACCAAGGGTGTGGACGTCAGTCAGTTCCAGGGTCTCATCAACTGGGCGGTGGCACACCAGAACGGCGTCGAGTTCGCTTTCATCAAGGCGACCGAGGGCACAGGGTTCACCGACCCCCTGTTTGCCACCAACTGGGCGGGCACCAAGGCGGCTGGCGTGGCTCGCGCGGCGTACCACTTCCTTCGCCCTGACCTGGGCCTGCTGCCCGCCGCCGAGGCCGACCACTTCGCCAGCGTTGTGAAGCTGAGCCCCGGCGATGTCGTGGCTGCCGACCTGGAGGTCGGGGGCGGAGACCTTACCGCGTATGCACGAGGGTTCTTGGATCGTTTGGTCCAAGCTCACGGCTTCCCCGCGGGCATGCTCTACGGCTCCACATCCTTCCTGCGCGCACACGTTCCTCACGGCATCGGCGGCCCGTACGGGCTGTGGCAGGCCCAGTGGGGGTCGATGCCCACGCCGGCCTCTGGGTGGCCCTTCTGGGCCGTCTGGCAGGACACCGACGCGGGGTCCGTGCCCGGCATCCCGGGCCGCGTGGACGAGGACGTGTTCCAGGGTGACCTCGGCCAGTTCCTCAAGTACGGCCTCGGTGGAGCACCCGTTCCCGTGGAGCCGCCGCCGGTCGCACCCGTCACGCACCCCTCACCCCTGACACCGCCCGTGGGTCAGACCTATGTGGTCAAGCCTGGGGACACCCTGAGCGCCCTCGCTGGTCGGTTCCGTGTCAGCGTGAGCGCCCTGATGGCGGCCAACCCCATCATCAAGAACCCCAACCTCATCCTTGTCGGCTGGGTCCTGCATGTACCCGGCCCACCCGTCGTCACCCCCCACCCGAGCGGCGGGCGCAGCGTGGTGGTCACGGCCGCGCCGCCCACGAACACCCTCAGCGGGATCGCCGGGAAGATGGGCGTGTCCTTGGCCACCCTGAAGCTGCTCAACCCGCAGCTCCGCCGTTCACCCCACGAGTGGAACCTTGTCTACCCCGGTGACTTGGTTCACCTGCCATGATGGCCGTGCACGTCACCGGCAGGCCAGTCCCGGGCATTGATCTCGCGGGAGGAAACAGCCGTGCATCCCGCCCCTAAGCCTTGCCCCACCTGCGGGCGGTGCCCCACCTGTGGGCACACGGGCAACATGCTTCCGTACTACGCGTACCCGTACTACCCGTTCCAGTCGCCCATCACCTGGACCTCGGGGTACAGCGCCACCTCGAACCCCAATCCAGTCACCGTGACGGTGACAAACACACCGTGTTGCGACTGCGGAGAAGATGAACATGACGTGGCACCGTAGCAAGGGCATCAACTGCGCGCACCCCAAGTGCGGCAATGCCGTCCGCGAGATCGGCGCGAAGTGCCCCGTCCACAATGGGTCTCGGGTGGCGCCAAGCCAGCGCATGATCGGCATGGGTCGGCTAAGCAAGAGCAACAAGACGGACGACGAACTGCTCGCCTTGCAACGACTGGACGCGTTGCTGCAAATCCCGGGTCGGACAACCTAGCACAAACGTCGCGAGACGTGCTATGGTGCCCGGCGCTGGGTCGGACGCGGCCGGTTACCGAACAGCCAATTCGTTTGAAATGCCGGTTGCGACACCTCATCCAGCATCTTTTGCACATTCCACACCCCACGAATAGAGTGTCACGGGTCGACCGGCTGACGGTTACCGTAGATGAATGGTACATCACGAGCTTTTCACGCTTGAGTTTGCGGGCTTCGATACCCGCCGGATTGGCACGTAAGTGCCAACCGTCACCACTTTTTCATCCGTGACACCACGTTCCACTTTCAACCACGGGTCGGCCGGGACGCTGGTTATCGAAAGGTTTTTCCTTTACGCAGGTTCGAATCCTGTCAGTCACCCTGTGTGACTGTCCCGCAAGTGGCTGAGCGGCGCTCCCTCCTCACAGTCGGAGTAACCCAGCACCCAACCCTCATCCGTGGTTTTCTTTCGGCTCATTGATCGCGGGTCGGCCGGGGTCGGTTATCTGCATTGGACAGAGTGGTCGCAAGTTCGAGTCTTGCCAGTGTCTTCGGACGCTGTAGCTCAGTTGGTAGAGCACTAAACGGCCGATTCCACCATCTCATCCGCGATCTTTTTCGGCACCAACACAAAGGGGAAGGACACATGACCATCAAGACGTATCGCAACGCACTCAATCCGAGCACCACGCCGCAGAGCCGGCCGGTCCCGGGTCGTGAAGCGGAGATGGTTCGCAACGCCGCGGGCGGCTACGTCTTTCAGCTCGACGACTGGAACCTCCTCGACCGATTCCTCATCCTTGGCACCGAGGGGGGTACGTACTACGCCAACGAGCGCGACCACACCGTGCTGGCCACCGACGCACTCATGCGTCTGACGGCCGACGACGCCAACGGTGCCCGGCTCGTGCAGCGCATTGTGGAGGTGTCGGCGCGCGGTCGTGCCATCCGCAATACAGCCGCAATAGTGGCGCTGGCGTACGTGTCCAAGAAGGCGCCTGGGGTCGAGACGCGGCGCATGGCGTACAAGAGCCTGCCCACCGTCGCGCGCACCGGCACCGACCTGTTCGCCTGGGCCGAGATGATCCAGACGTTCGGCGGGTGGTCTCGTGGCGCCCGGCGTGCGGTGGACGAGTGGTACAAGAGCCTGCCCGACGATCGGTTGGGCTACCAGCTCGTGAAGTACCGCCAGCGCAACGGCTGGACCCACCGCGACATGCTGCGCCTCGCGCACGCCACGCCACGCCCCCTGCTGGGCTGGGCCGCCGGCAAGCCCAGTGACGAGGCTTGGTTGGCGCCCCCGGTCGTGGTGGGCTTCGAGCACGCTCAGGCGGCCATGACGGCCAAGGAGACGGCGCGCCTCATTCGCGAGTACCGCCTGCCCCGCGAGGCCGTGAAGCCCGAGCACCTGCACGACCCCGCCGTCTGGGAGGCCCTGCTTCAGGACATGCCGGTGTTCGCGTTGATCCGCAACCTAGGCAACCTGACCAAGGCCGGCGTCATCGCGCCACTGTCGGACGGCACCAAGCGCACGCTGGAGCTGCTGGGCTCGCCGACGCGTATCCAGAAGTCGCGCGTGCACCCCTTTGCCATCCTCCTAGCCCTGCGCACCTACGCTCAGGGTCACGGCGACCGCGGCAAGGGCCGGTGGACCCCGGTGCAGCCCGTTATTGACGCCCTCAACGCCGCCTTCTACACGGCCTTCGGCAACGTCGAGCCCACCAACAAGCGCATCGTGGTGGCGATCGACACGTCGGGCTCGATGAGCGGCTGGCAGCCCTACGGTGGCGACGGCAGCATGTCCACGGCTGAGCTGGCGGCGGCCATGGCCCTGGTGGTGGTCAAGACGGAGCCCAATGTCCACGTCGTGGGCTTCGACACCGACACGCGCCCCCTGAATATCTCCGGCGCCCAGCGCATTGACGACGTCATGCGGATCACGCGCAAGTACACGGGCGGCGCCACCGACTTCGCATCGGTCTTCGCCTACGCCGAGCGCGAGGGCATCCACGCGGATGCCTTTGTGTCCTACACCGACGGCGAGACGTGGTGCGGGTGGCGGCATCCGTTCCAGGCCATGCGCCACTACCGCCAGACGATGGTGTCCGATGCGCGCATGGTCAACGCGGCCATGACAGCCACGAACACGCGCCTGTCGGACGAAACCGACCCCTTGGCCCTGGAGTGCATTGGCCTCGACGCAGCGCTCCCCCAGGCCATCGCATCGTTCATTGGAGGGATGTGAAGGGGGTGTCCTGGCGCCGTCGGGTGGGACACAATCACCCTCCGACTGGAGGGCACAACTCCCCCAGGAGCCTCGCGGAAAGCTCGCGCCAGTGAAGCGAATATACAGGACGACACGCACAGGGGGTAGATGCCGGGCTTAGAATCCCGGGAGGGTGCCGTGGAAGGGGAGAGGGGACCGGGGCGGTTTGTGGACCACCCCGGTCCTTGGTCTTTTGGCCTCTCCGCTCGGCACACTCACGATCCGCCCCAAAGGGACACTGGAGAAACGGACCGAAAACTCGCGGAGGGACCTTGCTAGGTGGACGCAAAGCATACCACAGGGCCTACATTGTCGGCTGCCTGTCACCGTGTTGTGGCGCGGCGCTGATGGCGCGTATCCGCACCGTCAAGCCTGAGTTCTGGTCGGACCGCCGCATGGCGGAGTTGCCATATCGAACCCGGCTGTTCTACATGGCCCTCTGGAACTTCGTGGACGACCACGGCCGAGGCCGCGCCATCCCCAAGGAGCTGGCCGGCTTCGCATTCCCCCACGACGACGATGTTGGCGGTCGTGAGGTTACCGAAATGCTGGGAGAGCTGGCCGCTGCTGGGCGCGTGCAGCTCTACAAAGTCGATGACGATGCCTACCTGTGGATACCACGGTTCAACGAGCACCAAGTCATCAACAACCCCGCCAAGTTGTCCCGTTTTCCCGACCCGCCCGCTCTTGAAACCGTAGGACTACGTGAGGACTACGGTAGTCCTACGGTAGTCCTACCGGAGCCCTACTGCGATCCTACCCCCTTGGAAATAGGATCTAGGAATAGGGATCTAGGAACTAGGAAGGGGGGTGTGGGGGGAAGGAAGTCAGACCCCCCCAAACCCCGGGCGACGGAGGTGACTGAGGCTGACGCAGCGGCGCTGGACGCCCTGGTCGCTGCCTGGAACTCCGCCTGTGCGCCGCTGCCAACGCTGCGCAAGCGGCCGAAGGACGGCGAGGTCGTCAGGGCGATGCTCAAGGCGTGGGCCTGGCTGGATGGCGACATTGAGGCGTTTGAAGTGGCCACGCGCCGGGCTGCCGCCGATCGGTACTACCGCGAGCACCGCTACGGCATCGTCCAGGTCTGCCGCCACATCGCCGAGCGGTGGGACGGACCGGAGGCACCGGCCCACGCTGAAATGGCCGTAGAGGCCCTTGGGAGGGCCTACAAGGCCCGTCGTGACCAGGAGCGGACCCAGGAGGCGAAACAGCTCGTAGAGCGGGCTAGGAGGCCCCTGGAGCTGGGTGGCGGGCTTTCGCTGGACCAGCTCCTCGGGGCTCACCCGGACCTGGCGGTCGAGATACGATCCGTCTGGGCTGGCGACTCAGTGCCGCAGCCCGTCCAGGGAGGGGGCTCGCCATGACCGACACAGACCGCCGCAAGGCCCTCATCGCCACCAGCCAGTCCTGCACCTGCCTGGGCTGGAGCGTGCTCCTCGCCCTGGGCGTGGTCGGCCTCGCCCTGTACGTCTCGCCCTGGGTGGCCTCGATGGCGGTGGCCTTCGTGCTGTTCGCGGCGGGTATCGCCTTCTCGGTGGCCTCCCGGTGAACCGGGCGCGCCGGCTGGGCACCGACTTCGAGGTGGCTGTCCGCGACTACTTCCGCGACCACGGCTGGCCAGGCTGCGAGCGGCCGGCGCTGGAGGGGGCGCTGGACCGGGGCGACCTCGTGGGCCTCCCGGCCACGGTCCAGTGCAAGAACCTCAAGTGCATCAACTTGGCCGGCACCCTCGCCGCCGCCCGCAAGCAGGCCCAGACGGCCGGCCAGCGGCACTACGTGGCCGTCCACAAGCGCCGCATGCACCCCACCGCCGAGGCGTACGTCACGATGCCCCTCTGGGCCTACGTGGAGCTTCTGGCGGAGGCGCAGCAGTGACCCGCCGCCCCCTGCTCGCCGCCCGCCTGGGGTTCACCCTCACAGACGAGCAGCGCGAGCAGTTCGAGCTGGCGGTGGAGTGCGAGATTGCCAACCGCGGGGACTGGGTCAGCCTGTCGTCGGTTGCCCGTGATCTTGTGGTCCGGTGGAGCGAGGTGGTGCTGCGGAATGCCCGCGAATGAGGTCCCGAAGGTCCATGAGGTTCAGGATCTCGGTCTCGCTCACGGGGTAGTAGTCCCACACATCGACACCCACGTTGATCTGGCGGTCCTTGAGGCCCCAGGCGTTGTGGACGTGGCCGTGCAGGAGCCACTGGCCCTCACCCACGGTGGGCCGGTAGTGCGTGAAGCGATCCTCGACCGTGTGGTCCCCAGCCACCGGGAAGTGGCACAGGCGCACCGCCCTCCCGTCTTCCAGGGTGAGGTCCACGACGTCATCGAGGACGGCGAACCCCGCCTCTATGTACATGGCCGGCCGAGGTCGAGACTTGCCGCGCCAGCACAGATCGTGGTTGCCGGGCACCAGGAACTTGACGCCGCTTAGCTCGCGACCAATGTTCAACAGGTCGTTTGCGCTGCCCATGGTGAAGTCCCCGAGCACATAGACCTCATCGTCTGGTTGCACACACGCGTTCCAGTTCTCAATGAGCGCAGTGCGCATGTGCCACACGGAATTGAAGGGCCTGTCGCAGAACGCAATGATGTTCGTATGACCAAAGTGCTGGTCACTGGTGAACCAGCGCCTCATGGCTTGCGCACCATTACATGTTTGATCTCGTCGAGGTCGTCATCGTGCATCACCTCGTGTATCTCCTTGCGCCCACCGCACCAGCAGTTGTAATGCGTAATCATCAGGATTCCTCGACTCTTTTCTTCGGGGGTAGGGAGCCTGTGGCTGTTCACATTCCATGTATGCTCATGGAGAACTCTCTCAATGTGGCTCACTGTCTGTAATCCTCCTCCATTCTCGTTGCCATTGTTCCCAGTTCTTCATTCCGTCCCATGCATCAGCGCGATAAGCATAGGTGCCCACCTTCCATTCCTTCAAGCAATGGCGACATACCAGGAGGATGCAGTACGTGCCGTTCACGCCAGACCTTTCGCCGACACCAGCAAAAAAACCCCAACTGTGCGTACACTTCGGCTTGCGGCGGAACCACCTCATGGTGTCGCGTCTCTGAGGCACAGCAGGGCTCGATACCAGCCTTGCTCACCGTCCAGCTCCAAGATGGCTGTCGCCCTACTCAGGCTGGCATACACCTTGGTCAGCTCCCTCATGGCAATGCGCTCCGATGTGCAATGGCGAATGCACACGCCGGGCGCATCGCCCTCGATGTTGATGGCGGGCAACCCGCAGGCGGTGATGGTCTGTCCACCAATGCCCCCGCTCCACTTAGCCGTGCTGCCGTAGCCGTACTCACAGGTCTTATTCATCGTGCTCCCTCATGACATTGATATGGACGCCTCGGACCTACACCCAAGGCAGCGCTCAATGTTTTGCTTGTCGAAGTACGTCCTGGTTCCGCCGCAACCTGTGCATATTGCAAGGCAATCACCCTGTGGTTCAGGCTGTTCCAGCCTGGCGACTTGCTCACGGTACTTATCCAGGGCGTTGAGGACGATGAGGACTGCGCCGGGCACCTCGGTCTTCACTGGCGTCTATCTCCGCCAGTCGGCGCCTCATCCACGCTTCGCACTGAGCCTCCGCCTCGGCGATCAGTCGGCGGTCGGCGGCGTTCTCCTGCACGGCCCAGGCGTCGATGCGGTCGTGTTCCGCGATCGCGGTGTCCTCGATCTCCGCGATGCGGCTCTGTGCGTAGGCGGCGTCCCGCTGGATGCGCGAGATGTCAGCCAGCGAGAGGGCGGGCACGGGGGAATCGAACCCCTCAGCACTCCCGGTGTAGTCCGCCCCTTCACCGGGCGTCCCCGGAGGACTGACGGACGGCCCTTCCCGGTCCTGCTTGGCGCCACCAGGCGTGCCCGTGTTGTCGGAAGGTGTGCCTCGGCCCGCCTCGTAGTCAGCAAGGCCCCGGTCGATCGAGGCAAGGTCCGTCTCTTCTGAGCAGATGGCGCACCACACCACTCCCGGAGTCGATGTCGCGCTCAGGGCGTTCTTCCACACGCATTCGGGGTTGGTGCAGTAGCCGTAGGGCGCTGTCTTGCGGGGCATCAGCGCGCCGCCATTCCGGACAGTTGGCGCGCGAGGGATGCGCACTCTGACTTGACGTAGGCCAGGGTGCGGTACACAGCCCCTGCGTGCCATTCGAACGACTGAGGAGCCATGCCCATCGCGCGGTACCGGGCCTCGCGCCCCGGGGAGGCGTCGCCGCCGTGGGCGCAGTCGAATCCCAGCCACCAGACCCGGTCGGACTCGCCGTCGGCGGGGACATGGCAGATCCCGTGCTCCTTGTCGTCCTCAACACAGAACCCGGAGAACGTCAGACCTCCATGCACATCGGCCGCGACGCTGTCGTAGCCACGACCGAAGGCGGGGTGATGCTCGGCGACACCGACGTAGCCACACAGGTGGCCCAGATCGGTTCGCACCGCTAGGCACGGACGGCAGGTTGCCGCGTCCTCCCACTGGACCTTGTCGGGCTCGTCCTGCCACTCACCGGGCCCCCAGGCGGCCTTGTCGATGAACCGGTATTCGATCGTTTTCATGCGCTCCATCTCGCTCAGAACGGGATCTCGGAAGGATCGATGTCTCCACCTTCGGCCGCAGCCTGTGGTCCCTCGGCGGCCTGGCGCTCCAAGAACTCTACCTGCGTGGGCGTGTGCCGGGCGGCCTTGCCGTCGGCGTACCGGCCGGAGCACATCTCGTCGCCCGTCTCGGGGTTGCGCATCATCTGACCGGGTTTGCCGCTCTTGGACTTGAGGCTCTGATCGGCGCACAGCGGGCAGTGGCCAAGGAACTCGAAGTTCGGCGTGGCCGGTGCCGCTGGCTGGGCGGGACCCGTTTGCCGTGGCGCTGTGCGACGCTGCGGGCCAGCGTGGGCCTCCGCGGCGGCATTGCCGTCGTCATCGTCGTCGGCCACCAAGCCAAGGACGGCACAGAGCGCATAGCGCCGGGCATAGGTGATTGCCGCGCCCAGGGCTTGGGCATTGGCGCCGCCGGGCAGCGGATAGATCCCCTCGGCGACCACCGCTCCGCTCACGTGGCGGAGCGAGTAGAGCAGCGCGACCTCGCCGGGGTCCTTGGAATCCGCGCCGAGGATGGTCGGCGTAGTCACCCACGAGAACCCGTGCTTGCCCAGCAACGGCCTGACCGCCTCCATGATGGCCGCGAGGCTGGCGAACTTGGACTTGAAGTGAGGGTTCTCCCGGTCAAAGGCGACGGTGGGGAGTTCGGCCTGCAGGAGCGGCAGCGCTTCCCAGGCGGTTGCCGGTTCTGCCTGTGTCGTGGTGGTCATGGCCTTCCCTTCGGCAAGCGCCAGGACGAAGCCTTGCGCCCCTTGACTTCGACGGACCGCGACATCTCGCGGGCCTTGCGTTCTGCCGCATCGGCGGCACGTTGCTGTGATGGCACGGCAGTCCCGCGCATAGCTCTGTCCCACTTCTCGCTGCGGAACATCAGCGTCCCTCCGCCTTGGCGATGGAGGCGTTCACCGTCGCGATGGTGCGCATAAGCCGGACGCGGTCCGCGTTGGTACGCGGAACGACATAGGCAAGGGTGCGCTGCACTTCGTTCAGTGCCGCCAGCAGACTCGGCGCCGCGGCGATCAGGCGGGCGGTGGCCTCGTCGCGGCCATCACCGTCGAGGAACGGCCCGGCGATACGCCTGCCGTCCGCGTCGTCCTCGTAGACGTCGATCAGCACTTCACCGCCGAGCGGCATCTTGCTGCGAGCGAGGCGCCATGGGGCGTTCACAGTGCCTTCCTCCGCACGTCAGACGCGTACACCAAGATGTCCGCCGCCAGAAGCTCCTCGTTGAGGCGCACCATGTACTTGATGCCCTCGTACTGGTGAATCCAGAATCCCATGTCACCGAGCTGAATGATCCGGTTGATGCCCTCGCGCTTTGCGACGGGAATGACCTTGCTGGTCCAGAAGGCACTGTCCCCGTGGGTGTCGCCCACGGCGAGCACCTTCACTTCGCACCACCAGGGGATGGCGTTGCGGACGAAGGGAAAGCACTTCTGCCAGTAGGGCAGCTTGCCGGCCAACAGCGCCACAAGCCATTCGGCGCCGCACTCGCACCGCCATGTCTCGCCCGTCTCCACGAGCGGCCGGTATCGCTCGGCCCCCGCACGGGCGGGCGGCAGGCGTGTGGGCTCATCGGTCTTCCTCCTTGTCGGGCGGACAACTGAGCCGCCGCCACGTTGCCGTCCATCCACAGGTGCAGTGGGCGGACGTGGTGTCGCAGTCAGGCCGGTGTTGCCCGTAGCGTTGCAGGGCCTCGCGGTACGGCCCGAGGTGGCGCGCGGCGAGGCTGTCGAGGTCGAGGATGCGAGGGGGTGGGCTACCGTCGCCCACCCCCCTCAACTCCGGCTTCACAGATCCTTCACCCCCGCGAGCCCACCGTCATCCCAACCGTAGGCGCGGATGCTCTGGGAGAACACCGAGCTGGACCGGGGGTGCGTGAGCTTCAGGCCATGCCGGCCACGACCGAGCGAGGAGTTGTAAAGCTCCATGAGAACCAAGGCGACACCGTTGGAGACGTTGCCCCGTGCCGACTTGTTGCCGATGCGCCTGGCGTTGACTGCGCCCATGATGTCGTCACGGGTTGTGGAGTGGAGCCCGCGTTCCATGGTGGCGAAGTCGAATCCACTGGCGCCGTAGTGGGAGTACAGGGCCGTGAGGGCGGTCATGATGTGGCTGTCGGTGGCTCCGTCCACGTCGGACGGCCACGCGCGCATGGTGGTGCCAAGCACGGCAGCCAGAACCTCCCATCCGAAGCGGTCGTGGATCTTGCGAGCGGTCGCGACAGAGCTGAACTTGCCTGGGCCGGCTCCCAGCTTCAACCCGTGAAGGTCAAGCGTCTTGAGGATGGACTTGGCTGCTGGGTCCCCCTTGGCAACCTCAGCGCGGAACACGTCCACGACGGATGCAATGCGGCGGTGCTTGTTGTAGTACACAAACAGATCCGCCTCAACCTTGGGCGAGAGGTCCACCAGGACCAGGCACGGAAGCTGCGCCAGCTTGCGCTGCTTGGCAGCCTCCCAGCGGTGCTGTCCGTCGAGGATGTAGTACTGCTTGCCGCGCTTCGACACGTAGAGCACGCCACCAGCCAGGTCGTTCCAGTTGGCGACGTACTTGTTGACGCGGCGGGAGTCGACCTCGCGCTGATACACGGGATCGACGGTCATCTGGGATACGGGCACGAATGCCAGTTCCATCTGATCGGGCCGCACCCGCGGCAGAATCGCCATGGCTCCCTGGGTCATGAGTGTGTCTCCGTAACGTACTTGGCCTGTGGGTAGATGTCGTGCGGGATGATCGCCAGCCGGCCATCAGGCAGGCGTCCGCAAATGAGCTTCATGGTGTGGTCCTCCGGCCCCGTGGCATCGCGCCATGCTCGCAGTAGGGCCTCAAAGCGCTGTGACGTGGCGGGGGTGGGCGCCTCGGAATCGAATCCATGGAGCGGTTGTCCTGGCGTGAAGGCGTCTCTCGGTTTGCTGGGCAGTGTGTCAAGTGCGATCGTCACGGTGTCCTCGCAGTGTCCTTACGAGTGCCGCCACGAAAAGGACGACCAACGCACTATAGGCGATGGCGGCCCAGGGTGGGGCGAAGTAGTACGCCGGGGCGGTGATGAGGAACAGTATCAGCGCCCCCCACCAGCACCCGGCGCAACCCCGAAAGGCCACAAGATCCCCATTGATCGTGGTCCTCCCTCCATCAGGGTGGTCGATGGTGGCTCTCAAAACGGCACGTTGTCGTCGTCGAAGTCATCGACGCGCTCCTCTGCCGCGATGGGGCCGACCTCCACAAAGCCGCCTACTAACCTCGCGCCGTCGATCTGGTCGAAGCGAAGTGTCGCCGGATCGAGAAACATGGTCACCGGCTCGTTCAGGTAGACCAGACGCTCTGGTTGCGCCTCTGGTTCCGGTGGAGGCGCGGGTGGGTTAGCGCCCGACCGCCCCTGGAGGTTTTCGGTGATGAACCCGTCGTACGCCGCGTTGACCGTCTCGATGGCCGTCTTCTTGTCCTTGGGAGGGAGCTTGTCCAGCCGGCGGACGTAGACGCCTATGTGGGCGGTGTCCACGTCAACGTAGGGCCGGTGCCCGGCGCTGTCGCGCAGGGACAGCGCATCCAGCCGAACCTTCAGGCAAAGCGCGAGGGCCTGCTTCTGGGTGTCCGTCCACCCCTCGCACGAGAATCCGTGGGTCATGGTGTTGTGCCTCCTATCGTGCGTACGCGATGATGCCAATGGCCACGATGATGGCGCCGACCACGAGCGCAGCCAGCAAGATCGACGCTCCGGCCATCGCTTGGTTCCGTGTGCTCACGCCCCACCCCCGGCCCTTGCGTTGCTGCGTGCGAAGTCCGCGACCTCGCGCATGATGCCGGCGCTCTTGTCGGCATAAGCGGCAACCCATCGCCAGTGCCCTGGGGTCATCTCGGGCGCTTGTTCACCCTGCCAGGTTTTCCCGGTGTGGCACGCAATGAGATTGACGATGAGCCGGTTTAGTTCGTTGGCGCGCCGGACCTCCTTCGTTGCGTGGCGTCGTCTGGCGGGTCCCGGGTGTCTCACTTCTCCCCCAGTACAGCCATCGCCCGATGGGCAAGGTTCTTGGCTTCGAGCGAACGCCGAAAGCGGTTCTCGGCATCGGACCCCAGTGACACACGCGTGGGCTGCAGGTGGTCCACGTAGAACGTCACCGCCTGAAACGCCCCCCACGCCGTGCCCACGATGTCCGCCTGCGTAGGCTCGCCGTAGTACACGTCCGCGATCTCCTGTTGTGTGTTCTGGGCCATTGTGGCCGACTTGCCGTCCTTGTCCTCGGGCATGGGCACGAGCTGGTTGAGGAAGCCGTCGAAGCGCTCGCGCGAGAGCTTCTTGGCCAGCATGGCGGTAGCCCGCTTCTCCAGCATGTCCGCCGCTCCCTGGGCCAGTCCGAGCACGCGCTGGGCCTCGCCAAGCTTGGCCTCGGCATTGACGGTGTGGCGGATCTTATACATCGCCTGGGCGCTTCCCAGTGCCGCGGCGAGGGTGTTGGCGCAGACCACGCGGATGGGCACAATGGCCGCAATCACCGCGCTGTTGCCGTCGTGCGAGTTGCGGATCAGCACGTACATGTCGATCCGCGAATCAGCCATGGCGATCTCGAACGGGGCCTTGGCGAGCAGCCACACAACGCGCCCGTTCCAGAGGGAGCCGGCGGTGTGGTAGTGGAAGCCGTCGTCCCCGAGCAGGGTGTCCATCCAGTCGAACGCCGTGCGGTTCTGCACCACCTCGAAGCGGTCCCCCACCACGGCCAGGGCGCGTTGCGTGTCCATGCGCACCGTGGCCCACGAGTTGGGCACCTTGCTCACAACGGGGTTGCCGTACCCGTCCTTCGTGTCGAGGTGGGCGTAGACAGGGATCTTCTCGACCTCCCAGTCCAGGTGGGCGTACGTGAGTGCTTCCGAGGCGTCCAGCGCCTCAGACGGCAGGACTGTGCCCAGTCCGTGCCAGGGGAGCACGCCACCGGCCGAGACCATGTGATCGTCCTCCAGGATTGCGTGTGCCATTTGTGTGTCCTCCGTGAATTGTAGAGGGAGGGGGCCGGGGGTTGTGCGCCCCCGACCCCGTGCCGTGTCAGACGGTGCCGCGCACCCTGAGCTTGGTGCGGATGGCGGTCACCTCTCCCACGATCGCGTCCCAGTCCTTGCGGCCGATCTTCTCGTTGGCCTTGATGGTGACGCGTCCGAGGGAGTCCACCTTGACGTCGTGGCCCTTCTTGAACACCGTGCGCACGACGCCCTGGCGGCGTACGCGATGTCCCTGGCAGTCGACGTGTCGGGTGATGGTGCGAATGGTTGCCATTGTGTATCTCCGTGAGAATGTGGTTGTTGCGATGATACCGTGTGTCCCTTTAGCCCATGGCTCCCTCCGTGTGTGCCGGTGTGGTGTCTGTGGGTGGCCCGAAGGCTTCCGTACGTGCCGCTTGCAGCGCGGCAATGTGGGCGTCGAGACCGGCGGGCTCGTGGAAGCTGTGCCACCACGTCCCCTTCCCGCGCAGGTTGCGCCAGGCATTGAGCAGGCGCACGCGCAGACCTCGCGACCACCATCCGTGATGGGTGGACATCAGGTCCACGCTGACCCACTTCCACGATTCGTCGCGCTCACTGCTCTCCACGCTGATGAAGCAGTCGTGACAGTCCGTTTTGGTGATCCATCGCGTAGTCATGCCGGTTACACGTCCTCGATGTATTGCGATTCGGCCGCGCAGTCGAACAGTACGGCAGCGCGAGCGATTGCCATGGGTGATGTGAGCGCCGCAAGCGAGTCCTTGCGGTGCTCGTTCCAGCCCTCGCGGGTGTATCCCGCGCCGGGGTCTATGTCGATCTCGGTGAAGGACGCGACGGCCACGCCGTCCACGTAGACATGGATGTCGCACGAGGTGTCGGGATCGCGCGAGTGGATGACTTCAATCAGCATCAGGAAACCTCCGCGGTCCACAGACCGCATGCGCAGCGGTAGGTCGGGCACCCGTTGTGGATCTCCTCGACCATGTCCTGCCCGCAGCTCTTGCAATTCTTGACCGAGGGCAGTGGTGGCGTGTCCGCCTCGAAGGGTAGCGCAATGATCTGCCCGGTCTCGTCGTCGATGGCCATGCCGGCCTCATTGGCCGGGCGATCCAGCGCCCACGACTGGCGGCACTCCGAGCAGTAGTCCATCGCGTCCAGCCCGGAGAAGCACGTCGGGCAGTACCCGTCCGCGATGGTGCAGGCGTCCATCAGGCTGTTGCCCTCGCGCCCACCCCACGCCCAGTAGTCCGCGTCGTCCTGGGCGGCCTTGGCAGCGTCGCGGATGGCGTCGCCGAGCTTGGACTCGGGTGTGCGCGGCTCACCTCGCGGAACCCACGACTTGGTCTTGGTGTCCCACTTCGTGTCGGGTGTCCATGAGGCCATCGACCCGTTGCGGCTCGCGATCACCGAGGGGGTGTGTTCCAGCTTGGTCGCGTGGTGCTTCCCGAAGAAGCGCACGAACTTGGCAACCATGTCGAACGTGTCATGGAGCCACGCGTGGCCACGCAGGGTGTGGTAGTCCTCGTACCCCACGCCCCAGTTGAACCCCTTGACCCCCAGGTTGTAGAGGCAGCACACGTCCGAGAATGACCCGCTACCCACCCGAGCCCCAACCTCGCGCACGAGCTTGGCTGTGGCGTGGTCTTCGTAGCGGTACAAGACCACGTCGGTGCCCTTGCGATCGAACGAGAAGATCCAGTTGTACTGCTTCATCTTCGGGTGACTGGCGAACAGGCGCGCCGTGCTCTGCCCGCACTCTTCGCCCGTGGTGAGCAAGACGTCGCACTTGACTCCGAGCTTGGGCAGCAGATCCAGGATCACCCACGCCCCGAGTCGGTCGTCCAGGGCGCCAGAGAGAGCGATGGGACCGGCCGGCGTGTCCACCACCGTGCACGAGCGATCGGACTGCACGGTGTCCAGGTGGGCGATGGCTAGGACTCGCGACTTCGCTCCGCGGTCGAGGTAGAAGTAGCGGTTGTACGGGGGTGACACCTTCTTGGCGATCCACTCCTGAGCGATGTCCCGGAATTCGTCCTCCTCCATCTCGCAAATGCGCTTGAGGGCGACGGGGTCGAACGCCTCGCGGATGCGCTGACCGAGCTTGGCTCGCTTGCGTTCCTCGCTCGCGACGGCGGGGCTGGACTTCTCGACCATCCGCCGAAGGTCGGGGTCGTACACGAAGGTCTTGACGGTGTCCCTAGTCATGGGTGCTCCTGTGGGGTAACTGGTGTGCCTGCGGGTGTGACGGTGGCCCCTCATGCCGCTTCCTCCACGTAGTTGTGGGCGGGCATGTAGAGGGCGATCTTTTGCGTGGCGCGGACGATGTCCTGTGGTGCCACGAGGTAGGCGGTGGCCCCGTTGATACTCATGGGTGAGCAGGTGAAGCCGATCTTGCGGTAGGTCATGCGCGCCATCTGGGCCACAATGCGCGCGCCGCTGTATCCGCTCAGCCCCTTGTAGCCGTTGAACAACACAAACGCTGCGGCTGTGGTCGCGTCGTGCGTGGGCATGAGTTGTGCGTTGAGTGGGATAATCCACACACGCCCGATGGGTTCGGCGCTATCGGCACTGGCGAAGGACCGAAGGCCGATCCCACCGCAGCCCTTGAAGGCGCAACGCCCCGACGCATACATGGTCCACCAACACGAACGGTCGTTCATGAACGCAGAGGGATTCTGGTTCAAGTCTCGCGTCAGCTCCAGGTGGTACGTAGACTGCTCGGCAGTCTGCATGCGGCTGATATTGCCGATCTGCGTGATGACCTCCGGCGTGAGCTTGATATTGCGGTTCTTGTAGAGCGCCCGAGACAACCGCTTCGGGAAGTTCCCGCGTTCGGTCTGCCACTGTGGCCCGACCTCCCCCAGCTCCGCCCAGGCGTCGACCCGGAGGCCCTCCACATGGGGCAGGTTGTAGTGCAAGACGTCCCACATCTGGCGCATGCCCTCTTCCGAGATTTCACCCGCTGCCGTTTCGATCGCAAACCGTGCGTTGGGACCGACTGTCCCGTGTCCATTGCACGGGAATGCGAACTCTCGATGTGGCGCCTCGCACTGGCAGTTCGGGTCCACCCGATTGGGGCACACCGCGTTGATCTCGTGGTAGACCGATCCACCCCCCAGCGAGCAGACAGCGCAGTGGCGAAAGCCAGCATTCGCGCACGAGCTGCACATGGTGCCGTGTCCCGGGATCTCCATGAGGCGTCCCTGGCGGGTGTAACTCTCGCACCGCGTGCAGCGCTCATAGAACGCCGCAAGGCAATCCGAGCACACCCGTCCGCCCGCACTCACCACGATCTCGGTGTTGACCGACCACGCCTGGCCCGAGCAGTACCGGCAGACCACCGGGTGACTGCCAAACATGCGAGTCAGGCGCTCGGTGGCCAGTGGCGCGCTCGTGGGGTTGGAAAGAGCCCGCATCACCTCACGGAGCGTGGTGTGGCCGCGATCGCGTCGCAACCGAAGCAGGTGGCGGTAGTTGCGCTCACGCATCGCCCGCAGCTCCGAGGCGATCTGCACAGCGCGCCCAATGTGAAGCGGCATCTCATGCCAGGTAGTCGCGACCTCGGCCACCCCCTCGAAGATGCGCCCCACGTACCCGTTGGGGTCGCGGATGGGGAAGGTCCAGAGTCGCTCGATGGGCACGGTGTAGTCCCCGTTACGGAACTCCACGGCGGTACGCCGGCCCTCGTTGGGGTGAATGGTCCACGTAGGCCCGAGGATCGACCACAGGCGGTTCTTGACGCGCGAACTCTCGGTTTGGTACATGGTGAGCCGGTTGGCGTTGTCGAGTGTCGCGATGAGCCGGTTGTTGTGCAGGAACCCGATCGTGCGCTTGTATGTGGCGCCGAAGTATCGGGCGTAGAGGTTGACCCCGATCTTGACGGGGGGCATGGACTCGTTGTGGTGCCCCTGCGCGTTGAGCCACCGTATCAGCGATACGCTGCTCACGGGCGTGGGGCAGTCGAGTTTGATTCGGATGTAGGCCATGGTGTGTGTCCCTTTTGTGTGTGCGTGCGAGTGAAGTCTAGCCGGTCAACAGGGTGCGGCGGAGGCTACGGCGGGCGCACGCGCGCAATGACGCCAGGTAGGGCTGCGTGTAGGCGCGCTCCGGGATGCTGCCGTTCCATCCCCACAGGTCGTCCACGAACTGGCGCAAGAGGGCAGTGGTGTAGCGCCGTTTCACAACCGCCCCCCGGACACTGCAGTGGGGCTTGTCCCCCTTCCCGGCCCGTGCCCGCAGCAGCCGTGGCAGGGTGATCCCCCGGACGTAGCGGTCGATCAGCGCGTGTGTCTCGCGACGCTTCACCTCGGCGGCGAGTCCGGGATTCTCCACCACCTCACCCGTGCCCAGGTCGATGAGGATGCCATCCGCGAACGGCACCCCCTCGGGCGGGAGCTTGGGGCCGTACAGGTTCCACTGTCGCGCCGGACCCGACACGTACATGCCCGCCGGGAGAAGCTGGTCGAGCCGGTCACGCGACACGGGCGTGTACCGACCGCCCACCCGGAAGGTGGCGCAGTTGTCCTCGCCGATGCGCATGACCAACGTGCCAAACACGTAGATGTCGTACGTGGTGACGTGGGTGTCGGCGGTTCTCCGCACATACGTGCAATGTCCGATGGTGCGGGAGTTGTTGTACGCGAACTGTCTCCCGTTGTGGTGCGCTCGTGCGCTAGCCCAGGTTGGATGTTGGAGTGTCAGGTGTGCCATGCGTGTGTCCCTGTGCATGAATTCTTGTCCGCGCCCGTGCGATACGGTCGCCTAGGTGGGCGCGATAGCCTAGGCGTTGCCGGAGCAGCACTCCCGAGAGTGCCGATTCGGGTGAGGGTGGGTTGTGCCTCATGCGTTCCCACGCGTAGAGGTCGGGGTCGGTCACACGTCCTCGAATTGGTCCATGATCGAGATGGTCCACGCATCGGCGCGGGTCTTGACGTCGGCCGGCGCGTCGAGCGCGAGCTTGACGATCGGCGTTATGGGCCATGAGACAGCCTCAGCGGGGCGCTATGAGGCTACCGAGTAGCCAGAGTGCGACAACGAACAGCAGTGGGCCATAGGCCCGCAGGAAGCGCCGGCAGATGGCATCCAAGCGTTGGGCACCGCGGTGCCCGGGTTTCATGTGAAACACGTTTGTGTGTCCTTTGTGCGATGGGAGATGATATGCGAAAGCCCCCGGCCGCGCGTTGCGACCGGAGGCCCGCAAAGGGACCGAGGTTAGGCGCCCCCGTCGTCCGCCCAGCGGTCAAGCTCGACGTCCTGGGGATCGGGTGTGTCGGTCCGTGTGTCGGTGGTGTCCGCTGTCATGCGTCTGCGATAATGGCCCGGAAGGTCCGGCGGTACTTGGGCACGGCCACGATGACGAGCCCGGCGCCGACGAGCAGGAACTCATCGACCCCGAAGTCCGGCACGGGAACAGCCTTGATCGCCAGGATCACCCGAAAGGTCCACCGCAAGCCAACAGGCACGCGAGAGTCAGTAGCGCACATCTTGGCGATGCGCACGAGACGGCGGAGCTTAGCGCGCATTGTCCCAGTCCTCCGATGCCCGAAACGAGTGATACCCGTTCGGAGCCACGATGAGCGAGTCGGTCAGGGGCACTCCCAGGAGCGTCCCAGCCGTTCGCAAGGCGTCGACCACCTGGCGATCCGCCCCCGATGGCGTTGGATCACCCGATGGGTGGTTGTGAGCGATGATGACCGACGCCGCATTCGCCAGCAGCGCAGGCGTGAACACGTCCCGGGCGCTCAACCGGGCCGCGTTGAGTGTCCCCACGGCGGCAACGTGGTGCCCGCGGACGCGGTTGCGGGAGTCGAGCATGAGGACGATGACGGTCTCGTGAGCGTGGTCCGCGATCAGGGCGGACGCGATGGCAACGGCCGAGGCCGGATCGGTCACGGTGCCGTGGTCGGGGTCCGGCTCGTCGGCAACGTGGAGCGTGATCTGGCGGGAGCGTATGGCGATCGCCATGTCAGGAATCCTCCGGCGTGGCGTCAGACCACCACGCGGTTACGTGTCCCGTGTATTCCACGCGGAACAGAGCGGAGTCGGCAACGTCATCCGTGCAGTCGGTGCACAGTGGCGTCCCGAACGGATCGGCCATGTCAACGCGGTAGGCGATCGCCACGGCGGACCGTGTGCAGTGACCGCCGCACGCTGGGCACGCCGGGTCGGCGTCGGCGCATGGTGCGTGTCCCATGTCAGTGATACGCCGCGAGAATGGCGGCGTCCTCGGTGACATCGGCGAGCGTCTGGTCCTCGGGGGTGACTGTGAACCATTCCCGTGTCCCCTCGGGCGAGACGTGAAGCGTGGCCCGGGAGTTGTGAATCAACCACATGAACCAGACCGTCTGACGTGCGAACAGGTGTTCGGCTTGCATCCTGGTGTCCCTTTCGTGTGCATGCCAAAAAGCCCCCCGACCCGAAGGCCGAGGGGCTTGTGATTCCCGTGTGTGAGGTCCTAGCCGATGGCCGCCTTGATGCCCTGGGCAACCGCGATCGAGACTGCGTCCGTGATCGCCTTGACCATGGCCGCGTTGGAGTCCGGCCGTTCGGCCATCACCTCCGCGGCCGTCACCACTGCCTGCCGCTTCACCCGAACCGGCGCCGCCGCGATCTCGGAGTGTGCCGCGAAGAACTCGCGAGGATTGAGCCACGCCCGCATCTGGGCAACCGGGTCACTCACGCGTGACTGGATCTTGTCCATGCGATCGAGCAACCGCAGCGCCTTGCCCCGCTCGCGCTCGCTGGAGGTCACCGCGACCGCGAAGCCCTCGTGCCGCTTGCGTGTGGACGCGAGTACCCTGGCGCACCACGTCGGATCGGCCAGTTTCTCTTCCCGCGTCATGGGAACCTGCGAGATCTCCTCGGCGAGTTCGGCCGTTCGTGGCGCCTCTGCGCCATCGCCCGTGACTACCGCGACCGCGGGTGCCTTGCGGCCCTTGTGCAGCGTGCACGCGTCCGTGCAATGCGCCGTGTGCCCGCCGCGGCCGGTCGGCTTGACCCTCTTGGCCGCCCGAGTCGGCTCGGGGCCGCTCGTGTCGCGCAGGTGCGCGAACGTCCGGGCGAGCGTGTCCACGGTGCCAGCCATCGCGGTCATGGCCGCCTTGAGTTCGGCGATCTCTTGCGCGTGAGTAGTCCTAGGCATGAGTGTCCCTTTCCCACCTGTGTGCCGGGTGGATCGGCGGCCGGGCCGTGCTGCCCGGTGTCTGCCAGGTAGCTTACTCTCGGAAAGTGATAGCGTCAATATCAACTCCCGAATACAAAACAATACAGAAGACTTATGATGTTTGTAACGAAACAAACGTCTGTTTGGTATGGGCCTACATAAGAACCGCGTGTGTGCGATGGAC